TATGGGCGTTACAAACGTTTTAAATCTAAGGAAAAGGAAGTGGAAGCTTTTAATATTTTCCCGGAGATAAACTATACTTACGACTATATCATTTATTGGAATGAATCAGCTGAATATCTGTTCTATGAGGAAACCAATGATTTGAGGATATTCCAATTTGGAAAGCCTGCATTTATAGCTCACAGAGATAGGGATGACAATGTGTATTCCATACTTGATGTAAAGCCTACCAACAGCGTTCAAAGGCAAGGCGGTAAGGTATCATCAGCAATCACGTTTCCTTTAAAGCAACGCTTACTTTGGGATGGTCAGGGAATTTTTGTGAACAAAGTGGTGCCTATACCTATGGGTGGTACCGGATATAATTCAGCTTTATTCATAAAGACATTCACGCCACAACGCTATCTGTTAACCGATGGCGGTGGTTCAATGCGTAAGATTAAGTACAAAGTCAAAACCATTGGCGAGTATGCCCTTGAGAAAAGTACTTACATTTCTAATCTTTTAAAACATACTAAATGAAAATAGAATTTATAGAATCATTTCTTAATGGTGATCAGGCGTATATCGCTGATAATTATGATAACGATGGGTTTTACTTTAATAAAAATCTAAATAGCGTTTATTGTGTTTACACAACTGGTACTCCGAGTGCTGCTTTTGTTACTTTTGTTTGTTCTTATGATAGCCTTGTAGCTATTCATAAATATCAGCAATATCAAGAATCTAAACTGAAAGAAGAGAGGCGTGCTGAATTAACAGATAACGCTCTTAGAGAAATGAGTCAAAGCAAAGCCGTATTTGTATCAACACCTGATCCAACAGTGAGAGAAACCTTTGCACTTAGGATGCTTGCAATAGCAATGGACAGAGGTGAATATAAAGACATTTAATTATGAAAGCAGACGAACCATTCGATCCTGTAATGGATTTTGAATTTAAAGTAACCACAGCTGTCAGATTTCGACACAAGAAAGGCTGGACTAAAAGTGATCATGTGTTCACTTCCATTGTACTTGAGATTAGTAGAAATCTTGATGAGAATGAATATCATGATAAAGAAGGAAATCCTACTGAGGATGGAACTCACGCACTCACACAGACACTTTTACAAGGTCTTATAGGTAACATTCATTATGCACACCAAAGAGGTCTTAGAAACGATGCTGAACACTTACGTTATATCATAGATGAACTTGGAAGAGGATTTGCGACAAATGCTGTAATACAAACTAAACCTGACGAAGATGAATTATTTTGATCAAAGAATATTATTTGAGGGCTTATTTCTTGGTCTTCTGTTAATACTTGGATTTATTGGTATTACTCAGATTGGAAAGAGAAAGAAAATAACAGAACGAGCTAAATATCTTGTTAATGAGATATATTATGATTCAGGAACAGCTGAATATCAAATTTACAGAATGATTAATGTTTATAGACAAGAGAACAATCTTAATGTATTGTTTATTGATTTTAAGACACATTATCTTGCACGTAGAAGATGTGAAGAAATGATTGTTAAAAATGTTTTAGAACATAAGGATGCTGTTGATGAATTTAGTGAACTTATGGTGCTGGGCGCTGATGATATAGGAGAAAATATTGCTTATGGTTATGGAACCATAGAGGGGCTTATGAACTCTTGGAAGAAAAGTGAAACACACAATCGCAATATGCTTAACCCTCATTGGGATTGGATAGGAATAGGTGTAGTAGCTGACAAGAATGACAGAAACTACTATTGTACAATATTTTGTAACGACAACGAATTATGACCGAAGATATGATATGTTTAATAGAGAAATTATGTAAATGTAGTTTTCAAAAAACTACATCAAGACCTAAAAATGCTCTTAGCTTTAAAGTTGGAACCTATGAGTTTTTTGTAATTCAAGATACTACTCATAGATATAAAAAAGAAGAGTAATGAAGAAAATCAATAAAAGCTTATTTATAGGATTGCTTGGCAGTTTCTTGTTATTTTCAATGATTACTGAAACTAACTATTCCTTTTGGCTAACCTTAGCGGTATTTTTTATGACATTGGTACTTATAACAAAAGAAGATGAAAGTATTTGAAATTACTACAAGTGTTAAACACGGATTGTTCTCAAGGAACGTAAATCGTATTAAAGACGCCATAGCGACCTTTGAGGGCAAGACCGTAATACTTAGTATCAAAGCGCTTGGAAAAGAGCGCACACCGAAGCAGAACGGCTATTATTGGGCAGTCATTATCATTATATGGCAGAAGATAATACAAGACGAGTGGGGGGAGTTTTTAAGCATTAACGAGGTACACGAATTTCTGAAGTACAACTGCAATTATATTGAGCAGGTTGACGAGGAAACCGGACAGTATGTTAGGCTTGGAAAAAGCACCACCGAGAACACCACGACAGACCAGGAAGAGTTTCACGAGAAATGTCGAAGACTTGCACTGGATATGTTTAACACAGAGATACCGATTCCTTCAGAGCAAATTAGAATTAAATTATGAACCTTAAATTTAAGTAATGGCAGCACCTGAAGGATATACAAATAGTTGGTCAGCTTCAAAGGAAGATGTGGCTATGCAAATCAAATGTATGGATTTGGGCTATAAGGTTTATCCAAAGGTAAAAACCTATTGTAAGCATTGGCCAAATGTGGTTCTTGCTTACACCTATAGGGATAAACCGGAACTTGTTTCTACAGGTGCGGAATTCTCTCAGAAGTATCTTGCGTATGCTATTCATCAGATGTATTACAAGCTGTATGATAACCATATTAAGACTGCGATACCTAAAGTGCCCTTGACGAAAGTTGAGGGCATTAAACCGCTTCCGCCTCCTATGAGATTGCCAGGACCACCACCGCCACCAAAGAGGTGTGCGCCACCACCACCTAAATTGTAAAACAATGAAAGATCCAAACGAACCAGAATTAACAGAAGAAAACGGAACTGATATTTTTACTTGTCAAGACTGTAAAAAGCAAACTACGCGAAAAGCGATTAGAACAATATGGAAATCTATTCCTTTTGGGAAAGAAGAAACTAAACAATACTATTGCGGATGCAATGGTTGGAATTAATATGTCAAACAAGAAATACAAATTTGTAACAGCGAAACCGGGCAAGAAGCCTGTGACTTATTTCAAAGCCGAAGAAGAGCTTGAAGATCACGAACTCGAATCTCTTTACCAACAGTTTGCATGTAATTGGGATTTCCAGCCTTTAAAGAATAAGAACCGCTTTCTGCAATGGTTAATTACAGAAAGCGCTAAATTAAAGAAGTCATGAAAACAAAAGATATTTATTATAAAATGAGAGCTATTGCCGAACCTTATCATGAGTACGCAGATCAAATAGCTGCTATTGCAAAATGGATAGAATCGGAATTTGATTATAATCCACAGAAGAAAATAACAATTAATACTGATAGGTTTATGCTTCCTTCCGATAAGCAAATGATTGAAATTGCTGTATTATTTAATGAAGGGAAATTGGAACAAAAAAAATTATCTGACATGGTAGCTTATGCACAATTTTTAATTGATAGGCTTTACGAAAATGGTAATGTCGGGATGCAGAGTTCAAAAGAAAAAAGGATAAATAATTCTTAAAAAGAGAAAGCCACTTCATAACGAGGTGGCTTTTTTATTATCCGTTAGCTTCAGGTGCTATCACGTCAGAACCTGGTGCAAATACACTTAACATATCTGCAATGGTTCTGACAGCTGATGGCATCATCTTAAACTCAAGCTTGTCAGCATTCACTAAATAGTTTGCATCACCTGCAAGTTCTCTTGCAGCACCCATATTTAAAGCCTCTCCTGCGATTAAAGCTACCGATACCATAGCAAGGCCACGAAGTCCTGAATAGAACCTTGCACGTGTCTCTATATCCATTGCATCAATATATTCCTTGTATTTTGACATTGGAATCTCTCCGCTTGTGAATTTAGCCACTACATCATATACAGCTCTTAGACTACCGATATGTTTCTCTCCGTAGATATTGATATCTTCTTTGGCAAACCTGTCATAGAACATTGTAGGAATAAACCTTGAGAACTGCATAATGGCTCTACCCCAAGAGTATCTTTGAATCAGACGTTGGTCCGTAGGCGTATAACCTTTACCGTGAGCATTTTTAACAGTATTCTCCAACCTTGTGATTTCAGGATTTGTGATGGCAGTAGTTCCAGGCTTATAGTTTCCGTTCTCATCGAACATATTCCATTGCTCTTCCGTAAGAAGTCCTAAGAAGTGAGCACCTTGAATCCAGTGTTCCGATGCTTGCATAGGTAAGAATGCGATATCAGAAAATATGGAATCCAATCCTTGTGATTTTTCCATACTTACATCGTCATATAAATTCATATCAGAGAAGTTCAAGGTTTTTAAGACACCTGAAGCTTTACGGTTTCCGAATCCTTTAGGGCCTACTCCCCAATAACGTTGTTCACCTTTAAGCCATACAGCACCACCATGATTTTTGATGTTATTGTATTTACCGACAATCACGTTTCCAACAGCGTACAAACCTTTACCTGCAATAGCAAGCTTCCAACCCATAATATAAAGCAAGTTACCCTTTACTATGGCATCCATAAGTTTATCGCTACTTGAATCCGGGTTAAGCTTTTTGGCTTTCAGAAAGTATTCCTTGTAAACCTTACGGACAAATTCATTCTGGTTCTTAAAACCTTTAATGTTGTTGAACAGCAATAGTCCGTCTACTTTTGCCTGAAGGTTTTTAAAGCCTTTAAAGACACCATTGCCCTCAATGAATAGCTGAACGTGGGTAAAGTCAGAAAGCGCCTTATTCAAGTCCAAAGAAAGCATCTGGTCTTCATCTACCCATCCTCCATTTTCAAATTCATTGTACATACCATCACTAAGGATTGTATGATTGAAAACTTCACTATGTCTGTACCTTGTACCATCTTCATTCTGTTTCTTCTTAAAAAGCTGATTTGCTTTTCTTCGATATTTTAAGTACTGCGTATTGGTTTCCCAAGTACTCAATTTATCCTGGCGAAATATGTCTTCAATTTCTTTGAAAGATTTTGTCTCTCCTTCAAATTCCATCTTAACATCATAAATAGCCTGTTGTGCGGGTCTTGAATTCACAAGCACGCCTAACAGTCCTTTTCTTCCAAAAGCTTCCAGTCTGCCCATACCTACTGATGGAATACCACCTGACTGCCAATCGGCATTAGGACTAAGTTCTGTAGTAATCTTTCTGAACTCTATGGCAAAATTGTATTCCGGCAATCCTATTTGTCCTGAATCAAGCTTTCTTTTAAGCTGTTCTTCAGAATATAGTTGCCAGCGTTTTTGCTTCTTGCCATTTTCATATCGCTCTTCTATGTGAACGATATTGTCATAAAGCATACGGTAAACATCACTTCTGTTTTTGAATAACAGTTTGGCTGCTCTCTGAACTTTGTTAAAGAATTTATTCTGTACCGGAGTATAGCCAAATTTGTACGCATAAAGCTCTTCTGTGACCTTTTTAATACGGCTAAGGTATTTCTTACGCTCCTGTATGAAACCTTTAAATTCAGTCTCTATTTCACGTTGTATGGCTTGAGTGGCCGGATGCGAAGAGTCTATGTTATTGGTCTGGAAATAAGCTTTCATTAGTGGAATATCATCATTTCCTTGAGATCTTCCTGTTATCTTTGATTGCTCAACAGCCATACGGTCAATAAGCTCGAGCATAATAGGAACCATAACGATAGCTGAAGCGTAGGCATCACGCCTACCCCAATCGTGGTAAGCTGCAAGCAACACATCGGCATCCATATCTTTGACTTTGGCCTTTGTGTACTTGTCAGCTTGTTGATTGGCAAAATCTTTGTCAGTTTCATATCTGCTAAAAATCATCTGTTCTTGAAGCTCTGATAATGTTTGCTTGTATTGGTAAGCATCTATTAACTGCTGTCTTTCAAGAGGTTTTACATCAGTGAAATTCTGATAATCACTCTGAAACGCTCGCCCTACCCTTTTTTTTTTAATGCTGTGTGCTATATCGTCTTCCGTAACAGCCTGATCGACCATAATGTTAGGCGGTTTAATATCACTTCCTTCAGGATTGGTATTTTCGTCTTTAAGTGTTATCAGGTGAATGTTCTGTGGTGTTGCAATAGTAACATCTTTAAGATATTTAGCCCTTGCAGGTTGGAACAGATCGTGGCCTTTATAGGTTTTGTTTTTGATAACATCACCAACAATTCTTCTCCAATTACCACTCTCTTTTGCAGCTGCAGTTCTATAACTTACTATTTCATCAGCTTCTTCCTGAGTGATCAGATTACCGAATGGATTAATCTGAACAACTTCAGTTACATTATCTCCTTTTTTATTGGTGTAATGTACGTTTACCATAAAAGGAACTTTACCCAGTGGTCTTTCGTCTATATTCTTATTGTCTGCAATCTTTGTGTAGAAGCTTGTAAGTGTATTTGAACTTGGTTCAGCTTCATAGTCTAAAGGGCTTTCAAGATAGATGTTTGGGAAATAGTTATTATTCGGATTTGAAATCTCTATATCCTGAATAATGTTATAAGCTTGTTTCATCACATTGTCATTAAACTTGTGAGAAGTTTGCTCTTTCCCTGTTGTTTGTTTAATAAAATCTTCTCTTTGAAATTCCTCTGCACGCTTGTCAATAAACGATGTGATGCTATATGGAAATATTGGGTATAAAGAACCTTCTTCCGTGAAACCGTATTTGGTTAAATCGTAAAGAACCAATGCTCTTTGAAGTTTTAAAGGCATAGCAGCAAATTCATCCCTGATGTAATTCTTTTCCTTTTGGCTGTAATGATCCTGCAATACTTGCGGGTTAAGTCTTACACCGTTTACATCCCATATGATAGCGCTATTTAAAAGCCTGGATCTTGTGAACTCTGTATCTTTCTCGAGAACGTTATTAGGGTTCTGATAGTGGACAATATCATTTAGTTCCTTTTTGTATTCGTCAAGCATTCTTGCCATAGGCGATGCTTGCCTTACTTCTTCAGAAGGATAGGCGATGATTTGATTTTCATCTTCAAGCTCTATATTTTCTTCCGTTTCCGGATCTTCAAAAAGGTCTATGATTTCTTGAGCATCAATGTTATTGGCACCTAAAAGTCTGCTGTATATCATTGGCACTATCATATCTGTATAATGCTTTAAAGCTATTCCTGTAAGTTCCTGACCAGCTAAGAAGTCTTGTATTCTGCTCAATATATCCTGAGAGGAATCATTGTACATAATGCTTAACTTTTGTTGGTGTGTTCCGAACTCTTTGGCTATTCTTATATAGTGGCTTATCTCCGGGTTACTGGCGATATTCACTTTGCCTTGAGCATTTACCTGAAAATATAATGTGGAAGTATTCAGTTTTGTGGAATCATCCTGTTTTTTGTTCTGAAGTAAAGCTTCAACATCTTTGATTTGTTTCTGTAAGACAAAAGGATTGCTTTCAATATCATTATGCCCTGATGTGATAGTTGTCAATGTTGATATATCGTGAGACATTTTTGATAGGTAAGCCATAAGCTTAATAATCTCTTTGTTGTTTGCCTTATCGGTTTCTTTAGCTGTTGTACTAATATCAAAAGACGTAGGATTGGTATAGATAGCACCTTTATATTCCGGCATTCTGTTGTAGTCGTTCAGAAGCTTTGTAAGACTTCCTGTGTCAAGATAATCATTGGCAACATCATTGCTCTTACTAATGAAATCTTTGGCTACAGGATGGTTTAAAAGAAGCCCTATGGTCTTAATATCGTATCCTAAGTTTACCAATGTCATAGCCATACCAATACTTGCCCTGTTTAAATTCAATACATCAGCGTGGCCATTCTTTTTACTATCCATCACAATGTTGGCAAGTATGTTTGATTGGAATACCCTTGAATCTTCTGGCTTAGCATAAGGATCGTCAGCAAATTGATTTTTGGCAACGTTATTAATCTTTATTGTAGCAAGATTAGGTTTTCCGTTAGTGAAACCATTGGCAAGGAAAGTCTTGTACGCTGCCAAATGGTTAAAGGCTCTGTGCATATGGAATGCGATACCAATAGTCTGTTTGGAAGCTACGGCATTATTGTAGTTTTCCTTGAAGCTTTCAGTACCAAACGGTATGTCTTCATTTACGTCAAAGTTGGTTTCACTTTTTACATCACTGATAATCTGATCAACTTTTTCCTCAAATTTAAGTGGCACCATTAAAGTTTGTCTTACCTCTGGTCGTGTCCAACGGTCAACCAATTTTTCGAAAGCCTGGTTCCAATTTCCATAACCTTCTTTCATATCAGTATCAATAGAACCATCTTTGGCTTTAGCTGTTCTGTAAACAAACAAAGCATCCCCATCGTGGTCGGCACCTATTAAAGCACTGTACTCGGCAGGAACGATAATATTGGAAGCGCCTGTAGTGTGGAATCCCACAACTTCGGCAACACCCATAAAGGAAGGTCCGGAGTGAGGAATACGTGTCATCATAACAGTTTCTCCCGGGACATAAAGTCCTATAAGATTTGCATCTGTAGGCTCTTTGGCAGAATAGATTTTAGTTCTGCCAAATAACTGATCTACTTTAGCCATATCAAGACTATCATTCTTATTAAGCAATTTAAGCTCTTTAGCGACATTTTTATTGTCGTTAAGGTATCTTACGGCTTGTGAACGTGCATCAGGGCCATAGAAAGCTTTTCTTGCTCTTGTATTCTTATTGTTTTGACTTGCCGGAAGTATCGCTTCAAATGGTAAGGTTCTTTCAAAAGCAACACCATCTTCGTCAAGCTCTGTGACTACACCATAAGAGTTCAGCCCTGATGTTCCATTAACATATTCTTCTTGAACGCTTGGATATGTTTTGTTACGGCCAGGCTTATGAACGAACCTCTCTATGCTTTCTCCATTTTCAAGGGCAGTATATTTGTATCCCATATCTGAGATTGTCTGTCCATAGGTTCCCGGAACCACAAGATTGTTTCCTTCTCGAATTACAAGCTGTTTGAACGTGTTTATGGCAAATTTTGCTATGTGTGGTGAATATACTTTATAACCATTTGATAGCATTTCCAAAGTGTAAGGATCCGACTGTAGCTTATTGGCAACTTTCGCTATAAGGTTTGAGTAGGCATAGTCATCACCCTTGTATTTTGGATCTGAAATGTAGTCCAGAACATTCTTTTGGAAGTTTACCCATTTCTGTTCTACAAGCAACTGCTGAATACCTTCAAGGTCTTTAAGCGTTTGCTTTGAGTTCTTGAATCCTGATTGCTCTCTGGTATCATTATTCCAATTGTGCATTACAGAAATGATAGCCTGAATACTGAAGTTAGCCTTATTATATTCTTTGTCCATTATCTGTTGAGGACCAAAATTGGAACCATCAAGTCCTACAAAGTTTTCTCCTTCATAGTACAAGGTGTCAAGTAACTTTTTGTACTCTTCCATCACTTTCGGGTTCTGAAGTTCTGACAAGTTAAATCTTTCGCTGAATCCATCCATTTCAGGAATTTCAAAAAGCGATGCTTTCTCTGCTGACAAAGGTGTAACGATACCAATGTATTTAGGTCGTTTCTCGTCTGTCATTCCCTGACTTCTGTATTGAGGATTGTATTCCTCTCCATAACGTTTCTTATAGTCATCGGTAAACTTCTTCCTACGTTCTTGCAGAAGGTCGTAGATAGGCTTTAAATGCTGTTGGCTGCTTGTGGTAACCCCTTCTAAAGTAAGCACTGTAGTATAGCCTTTCATTTGTGCCGTTTGGTTCATAAACCATCGGTTCACTTTTTCTATGCTATGCGAAAACAGTTTGTACCCATAATTGAAATCAGGATTTGCTCTTCTAATCTGCTCGGCATCTTCTTCAAGGATATACTGAATACCATCATTGGTGAGAATCATTTTCTCTCTCCATTTTTTGTAACGGTCACTGTTTCTGTATTCAGTCTTTGTTTCACCCTCAAGCCTTACAGGAGGCGGTACCCTGTATTCATTGGCCATAGGAATCATTTCTGTTCTTAGGTTTTCATCCAATGCGATTACCGGTGCGACGTGTCCTTTATGTGCTTTTGTAATTCCATCAATGGTAAGTCCAGGCGACATCATTTCGTGAATGAAAGTCGTATTGGTAGCCTTATTGAATGAGAAGTTCTTAACGGCAAGTTTTCCATACGCATTCAGCTTAGGTAAAATTGTTACGCCTTTTGTCTTTGGATCCGTAGAGGTTTCAAAGAATTTCTCAAAAAGCTTATATTTGGCATAAGAGCTTGCGTGCTTTTCAAAGTTCTGTTCAAATTTAGCAAGCGAGTTATTGAAAGACTTTTCATATTGCTCAAAAGTCATTACAGGCTTTTGGTTAACCTCAAGCATAAATTTCTTTTTATCCCAAGCCATCTTCACATAGATATCATAGGCTTTTTGCAGGTCAGCTTTTCCCTTTGCATTTAAATTACCATTCTTATCAAGTGCTGACAGATTACGAGGCATAGACATTACGATGTTTCTTGAGGAGTCTCCAAAGGTATCCATAGAACCAAAGTAATTAGCATTACCGTTTTCAGTGGCATCCATAAAAGCCATAAATTCTGTTATCAGTTGTTGGTCGGCAGACATATCTTTATAAGCCTTATTCTTTCCTAAAATCTCATTTTGACTACCAGCATTAAGGGCCAATAAAGGTATCTCTCCTTTGGTATGATAGTTATCCCAAATAGATGAAAGTACAGGATTGTACTTGTCTTCAGATACAGTAGTGTTACTGTTGGAATAGAACGTCATAAACAAAGATTTCTCTTCCTTGTTATTCTCGGAGTTTTTAAGGTCAACAACCATTTTGTTGAACATCTTAAAGGCGTGGTTAGAAAACATACGTGTATTGATGATCTCTCCATTAGCACCTTTAACACCACTTGTGGAACTGAATTTCTTTCCTGTGGTGATCAATGCTTTTACAAAAGGTTCCGCACTGTTTTTTAGGTTCCCATTTGAAGCAAGTCCATCTTTGACAAATTGTTTTACAGCAGACAGTATAGGAACATTTTTTGTTCCCATAACGATATAACCATCTTTAGCAACTTTATCGACAATAGTGGTACTATGAGCGTAAAATTGCATAATGGTTTCTGCGGCTTTAAGATGCTTGTCTTCATTAAGTATCTTTGCCTGATTGATGATATTATGGGCTTTCCAGAATTCATCCAGATCCTCTAAACTCTTATTTTTAAGACCGTTTACAGTCTTTCCAATAGTACCGAGTTCTTTAGGTGATTTAGGGTTTACAGCTTCATAGATACCATCTTTGCCTGTAAAGTGCATAATAGGAACTAATGTTTCCTGATTGGTATAGATGAAGTGCATTTGTTTTAGCCTGGTTAAAGGATCTCCAAATTCTTTATTCAGATGTTTTATGAACTCTTTATGTTCTGTAAGTTTTGAGTTTTGCAAATCCCTTATAAAGTCTTTATATGAATCATACATTTTGGCAAGGTCAATAAGTCCTTCCTCAAATTTCTCTTTGTTAAGTCCTTCATAAAGCGCCATATCAATTTTCTTGGTTTTGGCGTAAGCTTCCGGATCTTCTTTCTGAAGCTTTTTAAGTTCCTCAAGACGTTCTGATTTTTTATCCACAAAGTCAGCATTCCAGCTACTGACAAACTTATTGATGATAAGATTGTTTTTAAGGTTGGCAGTATCGAAATCACTATCCCAAAATGTGCTTAGGTGCATTTCTTTACTGTTCTCAATTTGTGCTTGGATAACATCAAAAGTAGGGAAGTCAGGATCGTGATATGGTGTTGGTTTAACATCAACATCCATATTTCCGTAATTGGCAGTTCCTATGGCATCAATATCACTTTGAGTAAGGACTCTTGGTTTTGTGTATTTATTAAATTTCTTAAACTCCTTGAATTCTTTCTCAAGGGCAGCATCGATTTCTTTGTTCTGTTTGTCGATAAGGTTCAATTCTTCTTCACCCATCATTCTTCGACTTCTGGCAGTAACATTCTTACCTTGCATTGAGTTAATAAAACCATTCATAATGAACGATTTTACCGTTGTTTGGTCTACAGCCTTACCATCGTTTATAATGTTAGCTAAAGTCATTAAATCGTCTTGGTTCTCAACGGTTTTTGATTTTACCCACTTGAACCAATTCTTAACGTGGTATTGTCTTGACAAATCCTCTCTTGGAATAAAGAATTTAGTGTATTCTTTTGATAGTGGTCCTTGTAGATAACGTGCGAACATTTCGTCAAGAAGCTCTTCCTGATATTTGGCTTCGGCCTCCATCGCCAAAGGTCTTCCGTTTTTATCTTTTGTGATTAACTGTTCCGCTAAGTTTCCTGCCGCAAAACTTGAAGCAGCCATCATAGGTCGTCTTTTACCTTGTCTTGGCACCCAATTTTCAGGCGTATAGTAATACATCACCGAACCTTTATAATTGCCTGTTCTTAGTTTATCCCAAAGGGCCTTGTCTTTCATTGCCTCTTTTAGAATGGCTATGGTTGCCGGTTCATTTCTGGTAACGGCAAAATGGATATGCGCGAACTCGTGCATAAAGATATCCTCTTGTTTCCATACTTTTTCATCGATAAGTATAGCGCTCATAAGGGCATAACCCAATGTCTTTTCAGCTTCTGAATTATCAGGATTTGGATTATTTTCAGTAGGCTTTGTCCTTAAAGCGGCATAAAGGTTCTGCATAGAATAAGCCTGGATCTCTGTATCAGGAAACAGCTTTCTCAAATGGTAGTTAAGTGCCATCTGTTTGGTCATCTGATTTTGGTACATAGAAACTTTGGCCATAGTGCTTGACAAGTATTCGTCGTACTCATCTTGCAGTTTCTGTGCCTGTGATGGATCGTGCTTAATAGCTTTCTTGTATAGCCTTCTGAAATTCTTATCAGTAAACTTAGAAGCTAAAAATGCTTGCTTTTTGTTTTTGGCAATGGCATCAGCCTGTTGAGCTTTATCCATAGCCTGTTGACTGATGTTGGTTTGGACTTTCTTTTTAAGGTCGTCAATGACTTCCTTACCTTTTTGAACACCATCTTTTAAAGCCTGTTTCCCTTGCTCTAAAGCTTTCTTTCCGGCTTCTGTAGCATCGTCACCTTTGAATGCTCTGCCTGATTTTGGTAACATACTTCTCCAATTAGGTAATAATGCATCTAATTCATTTACAGAATAACCACCTCTATCAGCTATTTGTTTTGCAGTTTGACCGCTACGTTTATCATTTTTATTTGCTTGTTCAATAATAGAAAAAGGAATAAATCTTTTTAAGTCTTGATTATTTTTATCTCTATCTGTAACAGGTGCATTATTTATATCATCTTTTACTTCCGAAAGTTCTTCTTCAATTGTTTCCGGTTCTGCACCAGGTTCAGCATTCTTTTTGGCGTACTTAGCTTCTTTGCCTTTCTTCCAATTGTCAAGCATATCAGCAAACTCTTTAGGGTGAGTTACCCAAACAGCTTGTGCCACAGTTCCGACCTTATCCTTCATATACTGCTCAACATCGTTTTCATCAGTTTTCTCGTTGTCTACAATATCTTTAAGGGTATCTGTCAACTGATCTTTTTTAGCTTCAAAATCAAGCCCTTTTTCACCATTGCTTTCAATAGTTTTTTTAACACTTTCTGAACCTATTATGTCATCAACAGCTTTTGCAAATACAGCTTCTGGTCCGGCTTTTTCTTGAGTTTCGGTTTCTATTTCAGACTCTGTATCTTTCTTTACAGCTTCTTTGCCTTTCTCGATAATTGAAGTAACCTTTTCTTTGGCTGAATTGTAAAAGTCTTTAAGGACATTGCCTGATTTTTTAAGATGTGATTTGTAGTCAAATCGTTTCTCTCTGGCATCCTTATAAACCTGTTCGTTGGTTTTATTATAGTAGTCGTTATACTCCTTCTCTGAAAGTCCAACAGCTACAGTATTGCCATAAGTATCTTGAACCTTTTTGATTCTTGTAACATCAGCTTTCTCTCCTGACAGAATGTTTAAAGCGCCATGTTGTGCTTGTGCTGCCTGAAAGTTTAAAGTACCCTCTAATTCTATCCAGGCTTGCTCGGTTTCCTTAATCTGCTCTTTGTAAGTAGGATTGTTTTCATTGCCTTTGTATTGCTCTTTTAAAGCGGCAATCTTTTTGTCTTTTTTGGCTTTCTCGAATATCAATCCATCTTTGGCAACTTGCTCATTAAATGTTTGCTCAAGGAAAGCAATCTTGCCATGGTTGTTTAAGTTCCCAATGGCATCAACAGTTTCCTTTTTTGCTTTCATTTCTTTGGCGATACCTTTCCACTGTGCGTGAAGCTCGTCATTTAAAGCACCGTTTTCTTTTAACTGATTCAAGAAACCATCAGTATCTACATTTCCATCCATAAGCTGATCGATAATCTCTTGTTTAAGATATCCCGATTGCATTTCAAAAGCATCTTGTGATGTTGCAGCGTGCTTGAAGAGTTCAACTTTACTGTAGTTTTTAAAATTCTGTTCTGCCTTTGCATTGAAAGTTTCAGCTATCTTAGAAGCGGAACCACCAACAAAACCTAAAGCACCTGAAATAGCTCTTGTAGATTCATTCTCTTTGGACATAAAGAAATCATAGAAACCACTTAGTGAGTTTTGATAACCTATATCTTCTCCCGTGACTTTCTGTTTGGCTTTTTTAGTAGCCCAGTCTTCATAGGTTTCCTGAATTTGTTCTTCGTAAGATTCAAATGCTGGTTTACCTAATGCTCTTCCTACATTTAAAGCCTTCTCACCAATCTTTTCAGCTTTCATAGCTACTTTATCCATAAAGCTCATAACAGGTCTTATTTCGGCTGTAAAGCTTTTACTTGAAGCTGCCATCTGTTCCCCTACGTTATAGAACGCTTTACCTCCTTTGGCTTTAGCAAAAGGATTCATCATCTTAGCCAATTGTCCTGATTGTTTTGCATAGATAAGTCCGTATGAAAGCATATCCACAGGCAAGTACTTAAAGTTCTCTGTCATCGTGGTAGCTGCCATTTGAGAAAGTTGACTTTCATCATAAAGGAAGTTTCCTTCATCGTCTTTTAAAAGCTTCATCTCATTGATAAGCTGTCCTGAGTTTTGAAGTCCTGCAACAAGATTCATTCCCAAACCACCACCAAGCATTTCAGCGCCTGTTTCAAGTCCTTGTGTTGCGGCTCCCTCTGTGGTCATAAATGCTGAACGCCATCCTTTAGAACCTTGACCGAGTGTTTCGGTAGACTTTTTGGCAAGTCCTTGAAGTACACGTTCACTTTCGTTGACCATAACTTTCTTACCCATCTGTTCCATAGCTTCCTTACTCATTCCTTCAGTAAGTCCTTTTACTGTAGAACGAGCTGCACCTTTTGCAAGGCTTGAAGTACCTCTTGAGATAAGAACCATTTCCACAAGCTGAGGTATGTATTCCATCACTTGTTTAGTCCAGAAGTTAGGATTCATAAAAGTCTTAACGCTGAAATCAGGGGATGCTATTTCCGGCGGCATATAAGCTTTGTATTCCTCTTCGTATTGCTTGCCAATTTCTTGAAGTCCTCGAGACAGCATATTGCCTTCCCTTAATTCCCACCCCGGAATTATGGCATTGACAAGTTGTATCATATCCCCTGTTCCACCGATAACGTGTTTACCAAAACCACGAGCAAGGCTTACCTCGGCTTCCTCAATATATCCTCTTTGGGTATATTCAGGCGACCAGGTATAAGGATTGTTTTCAAGTTCTACATCTTGAGAGGCACCATAAGCGTGTTTCTCTTGACGAAACAATTCATCAACTATAGCTTGTTCATTTTCAGCTTCAGCTACAGGATCTGCTTTAGGTTCTATTTGTTCAGGTTTATTGAAATCAGGCGTTCTTGCTTCTGGACTTTCAGGAATATAACCTTTGTCTGTTGTATTAACAGTTGGATCTATTGCAGGCTCTTCTCTTTGGTTTGAAGTCTGATCTTTTTGCTTTAAACTGTCGTATAGAAATTGGGTGTAATCTGGCATGACTTTTATTTTTTGTTAAGGTAGACTTTGTTTAAGTAGTTTTTCATCTTAGTTCCAATAATGACATTTCTTTGAATAGTGGTGTCATCATCCCCAGGTGCTTGTTTAGACATTTTCTCTATAGCCATTTGCATCAATTCAGCATCAGTAGTTTTCGGATCCATTAAGTATTCGTCAAGTCCAAGTGAACCCATAAAGCCTGTAAACGGATCTTCAGAGATATAAGTGTCAAAATCGAAATTAGGATTGCTTTGCGTGGCTATATCGAACATCGTAGTATAGAAAGCTTTCATAATCTTTGCCCGGCTATCTGTGCCTTTATAATTATTAAGTTTCGCCACTCTTTCTGTAAAGGCTGGATTGTTCTCAAAAGTTTGATGTGGAATCTCAAGCTCTGCCTTAGCCATCTTTTGAATGGCTCTGGTATTGATAATTTGCTCTTCTTTTTTCTCATTTTGTTTTGCCTCCTGATATTCATCAGTAAGCACACCTCTATCGGATAAAGCAGCATTGATTTCACTCACTTGAGCTGAACCTTTAAGGTGAACTTTTTGGTAGTATTTAAAGCCTTCGTCATCTTCTAAAGTGATATAGATAGCTCTGTTACCCATTGGCTGTTCAGCGCCTCCTTCTGTTGGATATAAAGAATCTGTTCTTTCCTGATCCATTTTACCATCTTCAGTAGTGGCGTCAACAACAATGCGTTCCTGACCATCCAATAATTTCGCTTGAAAGCCTCCCCAATGTCCTACGATTTTGTAAGAACCTTTCTTCATATCTTCTTTTTGGTCTGCCGATACAGGCTCTCCATTGGCAAGATAAATGTCGTCAAGAGATCCAGGATTTTCTATAGTGATAATTCCTTTCTCTATATTGAAGGTATCCGCACCATTTTGAAGCTTGAATAAATCCATTGCTTTGCTCATACCTAAATCTACAGCACCTCGAGGTACATAAGTGTTATTGTCATCACCCCAAAATTTCAGTTTCTCAAGTATGGTTTGATTTATCTGAGCTACTTTTTTGTATGGTTTGTTTCCAAACAAATCTTTGCCATAATCAATTCCATCAAGAACTCCCTTAGACATATCTTTGAATGATACAGGTTTATTTAAAGGTCCAAATACCCTTGTTAATTCACCACCATAAGTAGCGTCATAAGTAGGCTTGTCAGTTTTTTCTGTTCCATCAGCATTTCTATTTCCTTTAAGATGTGCGTAAGGATCTACATAGCTTCCAAGCTGTCTGTAGTTCTGTTTGGTATATTCCAACAATTCTTCTGTAGTGACTTTTGACATATCTCTGTTTGGATTGTCAAGGGCATAGTTACCAATTATTTTAGCTTTGTTATTATTAAAGCCTAAAATATCTGAAGCACCTGCAATCTTACCTCTGTCAAACAGATTTGATGGAGGTAGTTCCACATCGCTTTTAACACCGCTGTATGATATGTTTCCAAAACCATTTCTGTTGTACTCTTCTAAAGAGTTCTGATCTCCGGCAACTAACAAGTGCCCCATACCTTTTTCTTTTAAGTCCAGAAGCTTTTCAAGATTGGTTTTATTATTACGATATATTTGTACCTCTTCCGAGTCCAATACACCGTTTGTATAGTCACCAATTAAGCTCAACCCACCATTAGCCATAAATTTAGCTTTGGAGCCACCAAAGGCTTTTATTTGCGTTCTGATTTGCTGTTGGATGCTTTTGCTTTTCTCATTAATCTTTTTACGATCACCCACAAGCATCTTATCGGCTTCGGCTCTGATACGGTCATAGTAAGCTTGTTCTGCTAAAGCCGCTTTCTGTTCTTCCGCTTCCTGATCTTTTTTCATCAGTAGCATCCTCTCCATATTGGCTAAATCTGACTGTGTCTGCGCTCTTTTATCGGTTCTTTGGGTTAACCCTATGAGTCCGGCTGAACTTAATCCTTCTGGCATGGTTAGTTATTTTACGGTGTTATTAAAGTATGGGAACTGTTCGTCTAACGGATATACAGATTCTGGTTTTGGAACCTCTGCCTGATCTTGTGTCGGATCATATCGTTCTACATAGTTTACTGGCTTCATTTGCTGATACAATTTGGTAAAAGGATTAGGTCGTGGCTCTTCAGGTTTATTCTGCTCATTTACGAACTGCATATAATTGTCATACTTGTTTTTTTCTTCAGTAGGTTTTGCAGCCCATTGGTCGCGTATGCCTTTTTCCTTATTGTACTCTTGTTTTTTAAGATATGTCTGATGAATAGCATCTTCTTTAAGCCTCTTGTTATAGCTTACTGTAAATGGCTGTGAGCCGTCTCCTTTATCTTTGATATCTGAATCAATTCCCGTAAGCTGAACCATCATACTTTTCATATATTGATGATTTATGGAACCTGGTCCATTGTCTTTCTGATGTTGCAGTTCTGCAAGCATAGACGAAAAACCTGTAGACGCTAAAGCGGCACCTGCAGCTCGTTTCTCTTTTGCGGCATCCAATTTGATTTTATGGTTGTCCATAGCTTTTGTGGTGTTGAAGTTTTGAACATACTCCAATGCCTTGCCATACTTTTCATAAGCGGCATCTTTCTTCATCACATCCATTACAGCCATATTGCCAATGGCATCCAATCGGTTTTTGTTAAGGGTACCCATATTTCCAAGAACCACATTTCTGTTTCCGTTGGAGGCTCTTACAAGTTGGTCAATACCTTCCTGATAAGCACCGGCTAAGTCATCTTTAAGTTTAGCCTCTTCTTCGGGTTTTAAGCCCATTTCCGACATTCTTTTAAGATTGGCGGTATATGATAGTATAGCTTCTGAAATCTCGTCTGTACGCTCAGGTAATGGCGTTTTGGCATCACCCATACCCATAAGGCCCATAGCACCATAAGCCAGAGCTTCCAGAGGAAGTTCTTTTTTATAGTTCTTTGGATCATATTTCCAAGTGTCAGGGATATCCAATTCTTTAGGTTCTACAAAACGACTGAAATGAGAGTCCGCTTCCTCATTCATTCTTTTGATTTTGGAAGGATCTATTTCATCTTTTTTTGTTGTTCCACCACCATCACCTTTTCCATCGGAACCACCACTTTGAGGAACATCTTCTATCGCGGCTTCATCTTCTATAGCTTTCTGTTCGTCTATCCAAGTCTGTTCAGGATAAACTTGACTAGGAACGTCTATAGGTGCCGGTATTAAATTAGGCTGAGTATCTACCTTGTCAGGATACATCCCTTTTCTGTTCTTAGCCTTGTCAATATGAGCTTGAAGACCTTCTTGTAATGTAGGAGGTTTATTAGGAGCTGTCTCTTTGGATTTATTCTTGTCATTGAGGAAACCCATTTTTTGGAAGATAACCTCGTTTAAGGGGCCTGCGGGTTTTCCGTTTTCATCCAGATATACATAACCTTTTTCAAACTGTTCCTTGTCAAGTTTTTTAAGCTTGAACTTTTTAAGGTTTTCATTATCGTCAGAGTCAAGGATCTCTTTACGAGTTTTGGTATAATCATTATAAATCCTTTCTTTCTCTTTTTCATTTTGAACCTGAAACTCCTTTTTGAATACAAGGTGTTTTGTTGCTGGACTCATTTCCCTTTGCTTGTAATAATCAGGGTTTTTATCAGCGTTTGGCAATTTGGTATCTCCTTTATAGAAATCTCTTGCTTTCAATATCTGAGCAACTTTAGAAATATAACCATCATTGCCATCTGTATGCGGTGCGTAATTTGGTTGTATCATAGCAAGGGCAGAAATAGGATCTTTGGCACTTTCATATTTCTTAGCCCATTTCCCTGTTGCTCTGTCGATAATACTTTCTTCTATTGAATCATAGACTTTCCAATAAGATTTGTTTCCATTGGCATCAACAACCTGATGACCATTTTTGTCATTTGTCTTTTGGTTAAAAAGATTGTTGGTTCCACTGATAACACTCTTTCCCCAACCTGTTTCTAAAGCAAATTGTGCAGCAACAATTTCAGGAAACTTGTCTCCGTTCTTTTGAGCTATATCATAAACATACCAATATCTTTCATCTGCTGATAAAGTATTTAAGGTATTGTCATTTTTTACTATTTTTTCTTTTTCCGTTGGCATGGCTTATGAGTTTTTAGTGTAACCTAATGTCGAAGATAATAAATCTTTTTGAGCTTCAATTTGTTTGGAAGTATGCTGGTTTACATAGTCATCAATCAATTCCTTTCTTTTGGTTTCTTGATTTGTTATCATTTCCTGATCTGCTTCGTCAGTCATTTTACTACGCCATCCTTTATTTCCAATTATACCTGCACCAGCACCTACCACAGCACCGGCAGCTGCTCCCCATAGTCCGAAATTGGCACCTATCTTTGTGCCTGATGCCGCAAGACTTAACACCTTGCCTGTAGCTTCTTGAGAACTTCGAGGTTTACTTGAAAGATTATTGACAATACTTGGCGCTTGACCTAATGCATCTATTCCGGCACCGGTAAATTTTTGTCCTGTTGTAAGATCACTTGCATTGTTTGCCGCATCTTTGGTCTCCACACCCAATATAGGATTGTTTACAAGCGCATCACCTGGTTTTGGCGCAACAGTACCACCGGGTAATTTAGTGGCTGGAGAAGGCTTTGTTTTTAAAGCTTCAACGCCATTGCGAACATTTTCATCTAAATTAGTTTTTACTGCGTTTACATCGTAATAGCTCATTATATGGTGCTTTTGCGTAAGTACATCATTACTGAAAATAAATCAACCTTACTGTTATTAATGGATTCTATCTCTATTTCAAGGTATGACCAATTACCTCTAAGGTCATCATAGTCTCTTGGATTTTTCAAAGGTACTGAATGTTGTCCTTCTCGTATTCTGTAATTCATATGATCTCCGGGAACAAATCTTTCCTGACCTCTTGAGGTCTTTACATTGATGTTCTTTACAGAGTACTCTATGTTTAACAACATTTGGATATGTTTAAAGATTTTAACGTCTTTGGCACTTGCGTTGCAAACAAAACCCAATTTCATTGTGTGCTGTTTACCGAACAAATTTAAGAATTTTCCGACATTCAGTTCATGGAGATCTCCACAGAAGGTTTTCTGAATAATAGTAGGGCTTGTGTCCTGATATCCTGTTACCGTAAATGGTGTTGAAATTTCACATCCATATTGGTCTTTGACATACAATGTATAGCTTGCGCCTAAAAGCACGTCAAAACTGTTCTGTGTCGTCCATTGGCCTGCATCTATCCTGTATTGAAATGCCAAAGGATAAGTTGGTGACTGCACAATACTGTTTGTTACCGCTACGGTTGCTGAATTTGATTTGTTTGTAATGGTAATAATAAAATCATTTACATCCAATATTGCAGGTGCATAAAACTGTTTTGAGAACAGTGGTCCGTTTTGTGTTTCTGCACCTGAGAAATTAATAAGCTGCCCTCTAAGCACATCAAATTCAAAAGGATTGTCAGCATTTGGATATACAGCTACAGGTGTTTTAATATCCGTAAGCAACCTACTTGTCAGCATACTCACTTTAACGTGCGTGCAAGGAACATTTGCATTTGAAAGTGTCATTGTTCCGGTTAAACTCGGAAGTGGCTCTGAACAGTCCTGATTGAATATATTTACAGTAATGTCAGGGTTAGTAAACCAGTCTTCAAATTTAACACAATCATTGACCGCTGTAATGGTTACTTTATTGGAACCTGCAACATAGGAAACTGTAAACAAATCTTTAATTCCTTCTTTAGCTAAATCACCCTGATCGTTAACGTGACCACCACCTACAAGTGCCATATAGTAGTTGTAAGCTTCTTGCTCTTTTGTAGCACCCTCTTTTACCGCATGGTAGATAGTAGGATTTGTCTGTCCTCCTGTGGCATATCTTAGATACTGAAACTGCTCGTATATAGTAAAAGGGAACATGGTGTTTTCCCTGAACTTTATGGCAAGACTTGAATACCTTGATGGAACAGCCGTAAAGATTATGTCAACATAACTTTTTGGATTGTCCAAATTAGTTCCTTCAGTACTTACTCCTCCAGGTTCTGTAACTTCAAATTCAAAGTTGTCAAATATGATATCGTCTAATGGCATAATCTATGGTGTTATGGTGTGGATTCATATACAAGTTCATAATTAGTGTCAGAACATATTCCTGTTCTTAACTTTATTTGTCTTTCAATAGTCCAGTTAGCCATTCTCGTTTCATGTGTAGATGGTTCTGTAAAAGTTATCCTATCGTGTTGTTTATATCTTGTCCAGAAATTTCCTTCAAGACAAAAATTCATAGCCATCAAGTTGCTTGGTGATAAAATAGAATCATAAACAATAGCTGGTATATTATATAATCTTTTTAATTCAACCATGTTCTGAATATTTGGTTGAGAATTTATATAATTTAAAGAGACAGGATATCCGGTTATTATATTTGTGAAATAACTTACTTCATAAATAGACATATAATTTATATCAGAAACGTATTGAGCGATAGCTGAATATGGAGAAGAACAACTTGCTGGCCCAAGAAATTGATTTGTTATAGTTGGTTTTGTAAAATTTATTGTTTTATTCGCAGAATCATATGTGATAATAGATGTGAAATGAATGTGATAATTATAATAATCTTTAGCGTCTCCACATGAATTTGCTTTATCAAGCATCACATAATATCCTGTATAATATTCTTTTTCAGTAACCGTTGATGCTAAAGCTGCTGAAAATTGTGTGCTTGATTGTACTATAGATATTTCATTCACAAATCGGTTATAAGTATCAATATTTGTAAACTCTAAAAAAAGATTTCCGTTACTGCTTACAACATTAATAAGTTCTCCTACTTGTAAATTTTCACATAAACCATTCCAGCTTATTAATGTTGGATTCCAATTTAGAGAATACGGAATATATATTTCTCCATTGTCAAGTAACATATCGTCAGAATAAGAACCGCCTAATTGTGGTGAGGAGTTTTCTGAAATAACCGTAAGATATTTTAAGATATCATTTGAACTTACTTGACCTAAATTTTGTGCAGCTTCCAATAATTTGTATCTTACAGCATATACGCAGTTACTTTCATTAAATTCAATAGTGGGTGTTACAGCTAAATTTATTTTTCCTATATCCAATCCTTGAAATGTAGTAGCATTAAAAGACTCTAAACATTTTAATGAAAGACTCCAATTAGTGTTATTATTTGTTGAATCATAAACACTTCCAATAATTTCTATTCTAAGATAATCACCTGTATTGTAAGTAAAACCCGTTAAATCTGTTAAGTATTTTAAACTTTTATATTTTAAAAAATTATGATAACTTAAAACTTTAGGATTTTCAGGATAAGAAGTTGGAAGAGCATTATCTACTAACATAACATTGTTAGAAGAATAAATACCTGTTGCAAAATAGTCCAATAAAACACCATCAGGATTAATCTCTGTGCAATAATATAATTTTATAGCATCAGCAATATTATCAGCATAGAATCTCCAAGCCACATATTGTGTTGTGGGTCCGAAACGATAAGTAAATATTCTTGATTTGTTTTGTGTAATATCAGTAGTGTTGTTGTAATTTAATACAAAGTTGTAAAGTGGATCAGCATTGTGCATTGTTGAGCAGTTAATTTCATCTATCAATACAAAGTCAAGACAACCTACAAGGTCTGGACTGAATACCTCTCCTATTTCGTAAGATGATGTTACATAAACTCCATTGATATATACATAGACAATAACAGGGTAAAGCTGTCCGCTTGTTACCACTTCATTAACAAGAGGGTGTTGAGCTTGAATTATAGGATCGTTTCCTTTTCCGCTTATAAAAGCAACCTCTCCTAATGTAGAGTTTTTTCTCCATTCAATTTTATAATCTCCTATGGTGTAGGTCGTAGATTTTAATAGTCCAGCATTTAAAAATATAGCCATAATGTTTCTTATTTAAAAAGATTGTCTAAGTTGTTCAAAATTTCTTTCCGTTTATTACAGCCACAACCACCATCCTGTTTTTTAACGTGGTCTATTATAGCTTTTGGTACTGTTGCGTTTATTAACGCTTCTGCTTTGTCTCCTAATCTTAAATGTAAGTCCATATCTTTAAAATTTTTATTCAAAATATAATCCTCCTGTTGCACATAATGTCATTGTAGCCATTAATTCTCCTGTAGCTTCTGAATTTGCTTCTGATGTTGCATATATAAGCTTAATTGATTTAACAAATAATAACGAACTTCCATTAGAAGTTCCTAACATAGAACCCTGAGCTGTAAGGTCAGGTGCAAACAATGTGGTGCTACCGTTACTTACTCCTTCAAGTGATCCATTCATCAAAGCTGTCAGAGTTCCTGTTACTGTGGCAAAACCATCAGCAGTAGTGTTTGGTATTCCGTTATTATCGACTTCATTTGAAAGTTTGGCCTGAACAGAATCTACGGTCAGGATAACCTGATCTCCGCAAACATCATTGTCTGCATAGATTGTTATCAGATAAGTTCCAGCAATATTCAAGTAACCTGAAATAAGACCTGTAGATTTATTAATCGTAAGTCCGGTAGGTAAATCTATTGCATTAAAGAATATCGGGTTGTTAGTAGCTGTAATTTGATATTCAAAGTAACTTCCTATTTGATAGTTTGCAGTCAAAGGACTTGTGATTTGAGCACAAAGAACAGTAACATTTATCGCATGACAAGTAGGAGCGAATACTCTTTTGTCATACATCATATAAATATCATTATCGTAAGCTATCCACCCATTGAAACGTTGTAACAATTCATTGTAGGAAAGCATATAAGAGATTCCTTGCTCTGTCCTGATACGAATGTTGGTTTCTTTGTATTTAACGTCATAATAGCCCTCTGTGTCAATAATTTTGTTGTATTCAAATAACTCTCGAAGTTTCATTTGAATCTCCAATGGTAAACTTAAAGACTCTCCGAATTTAACAAAGGCTTTATTATATTCATCGACAAATGAAATACCAAACTCTCCTTCAGCCAATGCTCTACGGATAGATGTTCCAAAGTCACTCAATTTCTTGTGTGAGGTAAACGTTCTGCCATCACCTTTTTTAATGGCTACATTCTCTCCGTTTTGTGTGGTCACAAAATCAGTGGTGTCTATATTCACTTGAGAAGTCTCTCTTTCCTGAATAGCCAATATCTGATCTTCCCAATTAGTTACGTTGGTGATGATACCTTTAGACTTCTCAAGCTCATAGAATTCATTAAGCATAAATGTTGTCCAGGCGTCAATATAATCTCCGTTCAGTTTTGTCTTTGAAGCGGAAAGCATATTTATCATTAAAGGATCGTCTTTAAAGTTGTAAGGAACCGGTGAGTAGATTCTTAAATTATCCTTTTTGAAATATGCTGAATTTATGGTTTCCACAACGTCAGATTCAAAGTCAACTGCACCTTCTGATTTAAAGAAGCGATCTTGGTCTGTAAGTCGTGATTCAACTTCTGTTTCAAGAACTACAGCATAAGCCCATCCGTTACCTCTATTGTAATCTTCAATAGAAAGTTTAGCAATAGTTTGGTGACGTTGGTGCATTGTCTTTTTTACAAGCTCTCTCATTTCTGAGAAGTCGTTCTTTGTTCTTAAAAACAGTGATGTATAGAAATCTCCTTCACAATTGAATATCTGCGACTGCGTATCTCCTTGAGAACCCTCAATAGGAATTACTTTTCCAAGTGGTATGAATACATTTTTGGAATAAGCATATTTACCACGACCACCATATACACTGCTCTCGTTATTCATCTTTAGATTTATAATAGCATGAGCATCGGTATTTGGAACTCCTTTGGTAGTGATTTCTTTATTTATATCAACCATTTTGTCAGCGCCATCATTGGTAAATGGCAATGAATAAATAGGACTTAGCCTATGGGCGCCAAGGAATGCATCTGTAAAGATATTGTCTTCTGTTCTTAAAAATACTGTAGGATAACCTGGACTCGCGTTTGAAGACTGTCCTGTTTCAGAACCGAATAATGCTTTTCTATCTAAATAAGCACCTGACATCCATAAAGAACTGTTATAGGCGTGTTGGGCAAATAAAGTCAAGGCATTGTTTGAGAAAGGAAAATTTGTACCAAGCACAAGACTGGGAACAACTTCGCCTTTTAAAAGTAGTCTTGAAGCTTTCTCGATAGGAGATTCTATGTTCAAATGTGTAAATTCAGAAAATACACTGATATTTGTGTAATAAGGTTTAGCATCTGCATTTCCAACAATATTTTTATATCCTATTTTTCTTGAAAAAGAAGACGCTTTATAATTTAATGATTGGCTAACTTTATCATTAGTGTAATTTTCATGTATTTCTTCATCTGGTACACGACTTCTTATCAATCCTTGTGAGTGATCAGTGTTTACTCTTCCTAATATTTTAACTGTTGCATTTCCAATATTCACATCTGAAATTCTTCCGTAAATAAGATCTGGACTGTCAAAGTAAAACATCTTTCTATGAACTATTTCTCTTTGAAATATAGCCGGCATAAGTTTTGAAAAATCATCATCCCAATCAAATTCTGTGTCTGTTTCAAGATTTTCACCTTGCTCGTCATAAGTGATAAGTCCGTTTACTGCATATAAAGGGCCACCATTGAAAGGCAATGTCCATTTGTCATAAACTCTATCTTCATAAGCAGCACCAGACTTGCTTATAGGAACAAATTTGTTTAGCCTTACAAGTGGCGCTGAAATGCCTTGAGCTAATATTGTTCTATTGTTTTCAGTACGCTCAACGTACTGTATTTGATAAGAGTCCACATAGTCCTTAAACTGACAAGGAACGCGAACTTCGACTCTCATTTCAAGTCTGTGAGCCATTAACTGATTGTTCTCTACAGATTGGTTTGAATACAGTTCCTCTCCCATAGCGATATTCCCATCACTATCAATAAATTTAGGTATCTCCCCAATTTCAGGTGTCTGTAAATCTCCAAGTACAATAGCAAAGAGTGGTGAACCGTTTTTGAAAAACTGTATTGAAAAACGATAGATTTCCCCTTTTACAAAAGTCTTTTTTAGCGTTGGCGTAAGCAAGTTAAGAATCGGGCCTCCTTCATAAATTTCAGCAGCTTTATCTAAGATTGGTTCTTTCTTTTCTTCCCAGGTTATTCTTACACCTGTTCCTTTGTTAAAACCTACACTCTGACCTCCATATATAAGCTGTGCATTATTTACCGAAGGGGTAAGGATGCCGTATTCATTTTCAAAATCTATGATTACCTGGGATATAGATGTTGTGAAATAGTAATCGGACATATCTGTCTGAAGCAAATCATTTTCAGCATAGAAAAGTATGTTTTTATCAGACTTCCTGATTTTAAGATTGTCAAATCCTACAAGATCCAATCCTATTGCCCATTCGGAAACTTTATCAATATAATCTATGTATTGGTCGGAACTGCTCTGAAAAGATATACTGCGTTTCTCGTTAGGATTGTTTTTGTTGTTAAGGGTAAGGGTTACATCACCAAAAAACAGAAAGCGCTTGTACAACTGTTTCTTTACATAAACCCAAGACTCTGTATTTAAAGGATCGAAAAACTTATAAGTCGATGGTGTAGGATTTATAAGTGAATTGTGAGTTTCACCTGTTTGTGACCATCCTTTAAGCAAAAACATATCTTCAACATATTTTTCCTGAACTGCATAAGGTTTGTCTCTAAGACCTGCAGCTATAAGCTTATTGTTTTTGCTTGTGATATCATTACAGTAAGTCCAGATATGTCTTGTTTCGATAATATCGTCTATGGTAAAGGAAGTGTCAAATTCCTGTTCGTTTCCTGTATGCAAGAATTCTACGATACCAGCCACATCTTTTTTACCCAAATTACGGATGGCTGTAGGAATAGTATCAGCTTCATATTCTATAGCAATACATTGAATCTCTTTGTAAAGAAGAGAAACGATAGGGCATTGTACCACTACCATTTTTGAAGTTTGTTCTTTAATATCTCCTCCTTCAAAGTCAGCTCCATCATCATCTTTAAGGATATATGCCATTTGAGAATATGGAGAGAAGCTTGTAACCTGTCCATTATCTGTAAGTAAGATATAAGCGTACTGAACTGACATTGCTTTTATAGAACCGCCATCTTTAATTTCTTTGATTTCCGGTTGTAATAAGGTTGCATCTTGGTTAATTGAAAATTCTCCTGCTGTTCTGTACCAAAGCCTTTCATCCCTTAGATTTACTACACGAAGAGGATTTAGGTTGTCAGTAAAATATACGCGTTTGTAATAGGCATTTTCATCTATTCCGGCTGTGGTTATCTTTCTATTGATATCCCAATTCATATTGCCTACCCAAGCGATCCAATCGTGGAAAGCGTGATATCCGTTATTGGTTAAAACAATGATTGCATCTGCATACTCTTTATTGTACTCTGGAACTTGATTTAAGCCTCCTATATCGCATACTTCATAGTTTGCTATGGATTGGCCTGAAAGTCTGTAGTAAGTGCTTAAATCAAGTGTCTGTATTGAATCAAGGACTTCATAGCTGTCAAGTAATGGTTGTTCCGGTTCTGGCGTATCTACAACAGCAATAGTTGTGGTTTCTTCAGTGGCGTTTACAGAAAGTTCATTAGTGAAATTATGTTGTGTTTGTCCAAAAGGAATATCAATGGTAACATTCTCTCCAAGTATAACCTCACTGATTACATTAGTAGTTCCAAGTCCTGCGCCTTTCTGATTGTATTTCACAAATACCACAAGAGCATCTGCAAAAGCATAGTACCCAAGATACTTTACAATTTTGTCATTGTTATAGATGCTTACCGTTCCCTTAATTGAAGAGTAGGCAAGTTTTCCATCTTTGGAATATAATCTTCCATTAAGTCCATATTCATAAGAATTGTTCTCTTCAGCTTCCTGAACTCTGGAATTTTTCATTCCCTCAACAAACAAATGGAGTTGTTCAAAGTTTAAATCCATAATTTATTTTTTAAAGTATTCCTGTTGTTTCAGTAATGCATTCTACTCTTGCAGCAATGTTTGATGTTGCTCTTAAAGTCACTGTATAAACTGTTGGTTCTATCGCTGTATCGTTTCCTACACGAAATGATACTACCGTTGTTGAATTCTGTGAATCTATATCATCATATGGCACAAACTTTACGTTTTTGAACAGATATAGTCTGTAAGGTTTGAAAAATATAACAGGGTTGCCGTTAACTGTCATAGTTCCTTTCACCGGAGTCATTTCAGTGATCCAAACCCTATCTGTTTTGTCATCAAAGATAAAGTCATCGGTAATATCAATTTCTTTATAAAGTGTTGTGTCAACTTCAAAGCTTACGGATATCGGAGTTCCTGTATTCACGTGTGCGTTTATGGTGCATTTATATTCCGGGCTCCATATTCCGTTTTCATTGCCGAGCTTGAAACCAAAGTCATCATAAGAAACACCTCTCTCAAAAGCTTCTACGGTCATCGAGTTCTCATTGAAAATACTGTACTCTTGATTAAGCACAAATGCCACACCTAAAATGTTAAGCGTGGCTCTATTTGGTGCCCTTGTGATTTTGAATTTGGTGACTGCCATAATCTATAAACTTATAATTCCTATTGTAGTTAATGCGGCTCCAACAACTGCGCCTTTTACAAATCCCCAAAAGCCTTTTTTTCTTCCTCGTTTCTTTTCGGCTTTTACATTCTCTTCGAGATTTTTAATGGCTTCATCTTTGTTTTTGATAATCTGGTCTTTGTTGGCTAACTGACCTTCCTGAAGCAAAGATAAATCATCTTTAAGTTTCTTTGCCAAATCACATTGTACGAGTGCTTCTCGTAAGCTTATGACTCTTTCAGCGTTCATCTTTCCTCGTTCTATTTTGTTGTAGATACTGTCTCTCTGTGTTTCAGTTATTGATAGCGTCTGTGAATAACCTATTTTTGGTAGCATTATCAGCATTGCGATAATCACTAAGTAGTTTTTTAAGTTTCCCATCGGTGATAAGATATTTGGTTTTGTAAAATTCTTCCTGTTGTTCAACGCTGTCAATCTTTTTGTACAGCTTCATCTTTTCAGCTTGTGATATGGCTACTTGAGCTTCAAGGTCCTTATTCACTTCTTTAAGTTCTTTGTTTCTTCTTTCGTTGGTTTTAACATGGTCTCTTAGATCATCGGTTGAAAACCATTGGAACACTGTTACTATTGCCAATGCTACTATCATCAGCACAAGTACTTTTTCCACGTTGTTTTTAAATGCGAATACCATTACCAAATGCCGGGTTTACCTGTGATTATTAATAATGCTTTCTTGTGTCCCTCAAGTGCTCTGTGGAATGCTTTCATAGAAAGTCCACTACTTGTAACATCAAGATAGCCATCTTTATTTATGTCAGCCAATGCCATTCCTAAAGCTACACAACCATTAAGCTGATGCCAATAGTTAGCTGCATGGAACTTACATTCACTTCTGCCCGGAACACCTTTGATTTCCCAGAGATCTTTCTTGAATCTGTTTGAAAATTCAAGTTCTACCGCATAAGGCGCTGTGGTCTTTGGAACACAACTTATGCCTTGCTGATTGTTTCTCCATCCTCTTTCAAGAGATAGTCCTGAATAAAGAACGATTTCATTGTCTCCAAGCACAGTACAGTTCCCGAGAGTTTGGTTATGGTCTTGCCAATACCGTTGTATTTTAATTATTGGTACCATTAGATTTTTCATGTTTTTTAGTTTTTAGTTTACAGTTAAACTCACAAGTATTGATATGTTCCATCATATATTTATTTTCTTCTTTTAAAGAATCTCTTTCAAGCAAAAGACTTTTAATCATTTTCTCGTGTTTAAAGATTACTTCTTTAGCCTTTAAAAGTTCCATTTCTAATAGATCATATGCGTTGTTTGCCTTGTCCAAAAGCTATTGTGTTTCGTCAAGTTGTTTTCGCAAATTCTTTAAAAGTTTTTGCGAAAGGTCGAAGCTGTCATTCAGCGTGTCCACATCAATATTAAATTTTGTTGCTTTATCTATATTGTGCTTGTCTTTTCTGCCTTGAGTACCTATGATAATGCCCACAACGCCTAAAGTGAAAGCACCTAATTCTACCCAATTGTGTTTTAAAAACTCTATAAGTGTTTGATTTCCATCCATGATTATTTAGCTTTTTTACCTATCCATTCAGATAGTTTGTGTTGACCGAAACCCACAATGAGCATCGTAAAATAGGGCGTTCTCTTAAATCCTTCAGGCAATTGACTTGCCAATGACTGCTCATAGTTCGCATAGAACCTTATCAGGACATAAGTCATAATAATGGTTATAAGAGAAGCTATAACGTTATTTACGTCATTAAGCCAGTATCTTAAAGATATTGAAGTATTTTTATTCTTTCGATTTTGAATCCTAAACAATATCCAAAGGAACGATCCTAAGAACATCATAAATATTGAAAAGAACCATTGATGGGCATTCATATCACCAAGCAATAAATCAAAAAAATTGATTTCTATTTGTGCTAATTGCTGTTCGTTTGTTTGCATTTTTAGTAAGTTTTAAAGTTAATTATTATTAAAGGATTCCTGTTACTATAACCGAATTATTAGATGTTCCGCCTAAATTTGCTTTCCCTGTCAATACTGAAATAGATGAAGTAACTCCATTAGAGACTCCGTCCATTTTTAATTGCTCTGTAAGAACTCCTATAAATGTTGAAACGCTATTAGATATTCCTAAAATACTAACTCGTTTACCAATAGCGCCAACTAAAGTAGTTGTGGCATTTATAATACTGGCCATAGTTTCATAGAAAAATTGTCCTCCTTCAATAAATGACTGCACAAACATTTCATTCGCTCCGATTGCTGTAGTGTCTGTATCAGGAATAGCACCTGTTATGGCTATTGCTAATCCTTTATCGAATTTTATACCATCATCGCCTAAATCAAACGTGGTGGTCTCTTTTGTCTTTACTGTTAATGTAATCACCGGAACATCTGTTCCTACAATTGGAACAGTCGCTTTATTGTAATATTTTACATATAAAGAAGTTATGGCGTTATTTGTTAAAATACCTCCAAATAGTCTTGTTATTCCTGCCCTAATTAAATTAGCATTGGTGCTGGCATCTGAAACAATTCTATTGATAACTTGATCAGAACGGAAATCACTTGAACTTTTCATCATAAGTCCAACAAATATTTCTTCGCTTTCATATATTTTTCCAAATTCATTTCTGATATCTGAATAAACGAATGAGTATTTCACTTGACCATTTAAATCAAAGAAATGTCTTCCTTGAAATCGATAAGAAGTCTGTACGGTATTCAGTGTATTGATTTTTGTTAAGTCTTCATTTTCCTGAAAAATAAAGAAGTCTCCTTTTTTGTAAATTCTTGTTGCGCTCATAGTGTTTCGTTTTTAGTGTTTAGTTATTGTTATGAAAATTTTGGATTAATTGAAAGTCAAACAGCTGCTCTACATTTTCATCGAAATCACTCTTTCCGGTCCATTTGCAAAATAAGGCGGCTTTGTAAAGTACGCCTACTTCAAGATTGTTATAATCTGCTGTTTCAAAAAGAACTACTGCCATATTGGGAGATACAAGTTCTATTTTTGAAGTTGACTTGAGCTTTAATATCAAGGCGCTGACAAGTGGAGTTTCTTCCTTTGCCTTTACCAAAAAAATGACATCTTCCACATCGGAAATTGTCTTTCCTTTTGGAAATTTTATAGAGAATTTTAACTCACTTTCATCTCTGTTTATCCTTATAATCTTGTTATTCATAATGCCTATTTTTTACAGTGATAATTTACATAATAATTTTTATTCGCATAAGTAACGATATAGTCAGTATTTGCGTAGTTTACGTTATAGAGATAGTCTTTGTAATTGACCTGATTTATCGAGTCAACGTATGTTACGCTGAATATTTTGTCGACAAACTTAACATCAATCAGACATTTTTCATCAACAATATAGTTAGATACCAACTTGCCGATAATATCTGTTACACCATCTGTAGAACCGTTTAAATGTCCTATGGTTGAGATAATACCATTTATCTCTGAAAGTCCGTTAGAAACACCCTGTATAAGCGATATAAGAACATTTACACCAATGGTTGTTGCCGTTCCGTTAGATTCCCCTGAAATAGAACCTTTTGCCGTTAGAATACTTTCAGTGGATGAACTTCCGTTTGACACAGCGTTCATTTCATCACTTGTCAATGTTCCGCTTAATAAAGCTACTCCTTGAGAGTTTCCTGTTAAAGTTCCATCAGCAATTAAGGTTCCTGTAACAAGGGTTTGTGATAAAGTGTTTGCGGCCAACGTTCCTTTAGCATAAATAGAGCCGCTGACCGTAATAACACCATTCGAGTTGCCCAATAGTAATCCTTTACCTTTAAGTAATGAGCTTGTCGTAGTTTGTCCAAAAGAAATACCGGACAAATGCCCGGTAGCCTTAATAATTGATAATATGTCTGCAAAAGCGTCTGAATGACCTGATAAAGAACCTCTCGCTGAAATAACACCGCTTACCGATAAAGCAACGTTCGATATCCCTATAAGGGCTCCGTTGGCTATCAATGTTCCGGATACGGTGGTTTCAGCGATTATCTCAGCTTCAAGGCTTCCTTTTGCTGTAAGGTATATTTCTGTTGTTTCCTCTTGGTCGAATGTGTAGAACTCCGAATCAAAAGTGATATCTTCCGAATCAAAGGATATAGGGAATATCTTCCCAATAATAGCTCTTCCGTTTATTGTTCCTGAGAGGTTCATTTTATATTAATTAAAAATAGTAAATATCAAAGCTGACGTAACCCCACCAATCATTGTTGCCAATAAATCTTTCCAATCAAAACCAGCGTAATCCATTTCATCTTTAAACTCTTTGTAAAAAGCCATAAAGAATGTTACGATTAAACCTGCTGATATACTGCCTGTGATTAATATAACTATTGCTGAAATGATAAAGCCAGCCAAAAAATGGATTTGTTTATCCACTGCAAAAGGCAAATTAAGTTTTTCGAGTAGATTTATTACTTTTTTCATAAAGAATTTATTAACTGAATCTTACTGTTTTCAAGTGCTATTTTAGCGTTCAATTCTAAAATTTGCTTTTCGCTTTCTTCAATTCTTTTTTGCAATTCTACAATCGTACATTCTTCAATTTTTGTTTCAACTTCAATTATCGCGTCTTGCGTTTCATTAAGTTGTGTTTTCATTTCCCAAAATGAATAAACATCATTTCTTTCTTCTCTGATTTCTAATTTTGCTATCATAATTTTATATTAATTTATTACCAAGTATTTTGTACTATTGTTGTCCAAGCGTATGTTGCTGCCCCTGTTTGCATTACCATTTCTGCGTAACTGTTGTTTGTATCTGAACGGTATCTTATTGCACCAACATTACTTACACTTGCTACGGCTGTATTGTCACCTACTTGTACGCTTCCTGTGAATTTTCCGTTGCCGACTGTATGTAATTTTTCTGTTGGTGTAGTTGTTCCTATACCTACGTTGCCAGTAGATGTAATTCTAACTTTTTCTTTTAACCCTATCCCTTGCCAAGTATGCAGACCTAGATATCCATCAGCAAATCCTGATGTTGCTGTTTCTTTTCTTCCAGTTATGGCTCCAAATAATACAGAACTTGTACCAATAAAAATTCCACCAAATCCGATAGAACCTCCTTTATCAGCAGCTAAGGCATCATTAGATAATAATGCAAAATTGACTTGTGCATTTCCATAAATATTCTGCCCTAAATCTTGAGTTAATTTAGTTACACTAACAGTGGTACCATTATCAAATATCTGACTATTCCCAACAACCTTACCCCCCACACCAAATTTTGGTAAATAATTTTCTGTTCCGCTTCCTTTTACAAATAGATTAATAACCCAATCAACAATAGATTTTATGCTTGGGTAAAAAGCATCGCTTGTTTTATTTGTTTCTATATCTGTTTTTTTGTTTGAAGTATCTTCTTTGCCTTCATATAATTCCGTAAAGTTATCATTGATTATTTGACCGGCAGCCCTTAAATTGGTTCCAGTTTCATCATTGGGTGTGGTTCCTAAATTTATTGTTCCCTTAGCCATAATAGAAATTTAAAGAGTTTGTAAAAAAGGCCAACCCCAAGGTAGCACTTTGAGGTCAGCCTAATTAAAAAGATTACTGGTTAGTCCTCGTTTACATCGAGTGCGCCAATAGCGAACTCTGGTGTAATTCCTGTCGAAACTGCCAAATCAGAAGTCAACTGACCCCAATATAAACGCTCTGCATCTGCAACGGAAGTGTTGTCTTTCCAAATAGCAAAATAACGTACAGTTTCTGAACCTGCTGTACAAGCACCAAAAGTGATGGCTGCTGTATTTGATGCGTTGTTACCCGCAATGGTCCAACCACCGGCTGAACGTGCAACGGCTACACCTTTGGCTACATAGCCTGTGTAAGCACATTCTGTTCCGATTGTAGCATCATCAACAACGACTGCTGAGGTGTACAAACGAACATAAAGAGAACCAGCTGTAGCTGCTGCTGGCAAGCCTGTGGCATCACCCATTTTGGCGATAGCGGCATTGTTGAACAAGTGCTGAAGCAATTGGGTTTCAAATGAATTCGATTTACTCATGATTAAAAGATTTAGGATTATTATTACTTAATTAACGATTCAAATTTACTAATTTATTTTTTAATTGTTTTTAAGGTTCAACTGGGGCTACACCTGTTTTCCATTCAATACTATAAGCCATTATAGTAACGACATCTCCTACCCAAATGCCTTGATAGGTATAGGTTCCTTTATCATCAATATATCTTATCTGACCTCCTAACGGATGAACAGCATCAGGATAATACCAAATACCCGTATAAACATAAACATTTAGTTTTTGTGTTAGGTTCGCGTTGATTGTGGTTTGCCCTAAAGTTCTTACTTCCATTTTAGCCGAAGGCGCATTTAAAGTACCTATAACAGATAAATTACTATTACTTGAACCAATCATTAAACTTCCGGAAGTTTGACTTGTAAGCGTTCCTGATACGTCAGAAGAACCATTTATGAATTCTTTGGCTTCAATACATATTCCACTTATTCTCCAAGTTGTTCCGCCTAAAGGAGTATCCACATATACTATTGCGTGAGTAGGCGTTGCTTTTGTTTTATTGAATAGTAAATCACCTGAACTATTTGCGGAACCAAGATTTAATTCATTAGCTGTATATCCTAAGTTAAGAAGATAATTTGTGTATGGAACAGTTCCTGAACCAACGAATTTACTATTCGCTACCTCTATGCCATCATATTCAATTCTGAAACGATCAGGAACCGCGTAAGCTGAATAATGAATTCCACCTACACCAATATTAGGACCAAGCTCAAGTTTAAATGAATATGTTCCGGCACTACCGTTATAAGAGAATGCTTCATTACATTGGACAGTCACAAGTAAATCAAGTAATGTTCCTGTAGTGGCATTTGCACTTCCGTTAGAAGATCCGACCAAAGCCATATTTGGATTGGCAAACAGTCTCATTACGCCACTTGTGGTAGCTATACCATTTGAAACGCCTTGCATATAGAATTTTTGCCAGAAAGTAAGTATTCCCTCAAGTATAGAATTTGCAAAGGAAACACCTTCCATAAATCCATAACAGGTAGGATCCGGATCTGCAACGGCAACATCTATAAGACCAGGGTTATTCACACCTGTTCTTATAGTTCTCATTCCGCAATTTGTCATCGCTTCAAAAGCACCACCGCCTTTTATGTAACCAAGCATTTCAAAATCAGCTTCAGTAGGGAAAGCATCATTTCCTCTGGCGGCCATAACCTCATCTTCATATTGGATCTTGAACATTTGAAGTACGTTGGCATTACCGCCATCTTTCATAAATACTTTTGAAGAATACAGTCTGTAAACAGCATAAGCCACTACGGCATTAAGTCTGTTTCGTGTTGTAAAAGGGTTTCCGTTTTCGTCAAGCAGAAAGCCCACATACTTAAAATCAATCTCGTCAGGACCATCATCATAAAGCTCTATGATATTGCCATATCTCTTTCCTGAAGTAAGGTCTCCATAACTCCATTCTGATATAAAATCATAAGGAAGGATGATTCGTTTGCCGTCATAAAAACCATCACCTTTGGTCATTTGTTTTGTCTTTACAACCATAACACCTCCGGCACCAATCTCGTTTTCAACGTTAAAGACAAAACGCTTAATGCGGCTATACATATTCCTGAGATTTGTATGTCCGGTAGCATCTTTTATATTCTCTACGATTTCCTCAAAATATACAATTCCGCTTAACATTCTTTATATAGTTTATCGTTGTTAATAATCTGTATCGTTAAAGGTTTTATGCGTCTTAAACTTTGAACGTCAAAAAGATCACGAAACTCATTTTCAAGTTTTCCTACAAGAGAATTACTTCCTTTAGATTTTATAATCTTGATGTTTGATGCGTAATTCATTGCCGGGCGTAAGAACCATATCCAATCGATTGCTTCAGTAATGTTTTTCAACTGTCCTTTTGAATAGAACTTATTACTTTTTACTTTATATAGTTTTCCTGAAAGTGGAAAATATTGAACAGTCCTATGACTGTAAAAATCTCTGAAGTAGTTTTCAAAAAAAGAACCTATGATCTTTCTATAAAGTACTTTTTCTACCTTGATTTTTTTGGTCGAAGGTTTCAGCCAAAAGAAATATCTTGTAGGATATTTGTCTCTTCGCTTCTCCTGGATCTCAAAGAATTCTGTGATTCCAGTATTACTGTTGTACTGTACCTTGATCATGATATCTTAAAGTGTCATTTTTAGCGTTAGGCACTTGGTCTGCTTTTGTTCCTAAAATTACTTGAAATTCTTTTCTTAAAATATTGTCTTTTATGCTTTGTATGGATTCCGGCATTATAGGATATGCAGAGGTAGTCCAATTGTAACCTATACCATCATCAGGATCCTCAAGTATAACAGACATTACAGCTTTAGCCACATTGACATTTAAACAAGCGTTAAGTATCGTGCTGCCTTTACCTGAATTCATAGCATAAGGACTTGTCTCAGGAACTCTTAAAGTAAGCTTATTGTCTTCCAATTTAGCAAATGGTGTGTATTTGTTTATAGGACTGAATTTGCTTAAATGATAGCTCTCTTCATCAAGAACAGCAATGTTTGTAAAGCCAGGCGTCATAAATTTCACTCCAAAATTGTTTGGAAGCTGAAGAATTCTTGGCACCGGTGATTCCCACTCTATTTTACCGACTTTCACAAGACTAAGTTGTATTTTCTGAAAACACTGATCAGAAACTATATCCCCATTCTTTGAATATTTAAGGATCTCATAAGTTCTATGTGTTCTTAAAAAAGAACGCACCCTTCTCTCTGTAACAACCTCATCATTGCTTAATTCAGATGCCCTTATGCTACTCAATATTTGATAAACAATACTCTCTTCTGTTGTCTTCATAATAATGGAGCGTGAAACCCATTCATCACGTAGTGTGGATAGGAGGTAAGCGACACGCTAACGCCTTTAAAGTTAAACAACTTTAAAATTATTTTCTGATATAAGAAACTTTTTCGTATCTTTGTACGTATATATAGTATATGAAGTTGACATTGAAAATAAAACTTTTGCCTACTGATGAACAGGCTGACTTGCTTCTCGACACGATGAAGGAGGCAAATACTGTTTGTAATGCCATATCTGATGTGGCTTGGGAGAAGCGTATATTCAATAATTTTAAACTCCATCACGAAGTTTACCATTCCTACAAAGCTACATTCAAACTTTCCTCTCAAATTCTTATAAGATGTATTGCAAAAGTTGCTGACGCTTATAAACTTGATAAGAAAACCAAACGTACTTTTAAACCACTTGGTAGTATTGCTTATGATAGTCGAATAATGACCTACAAACCTAACAACGTGGTTTCTTTGTGGTGTATAGGTGGCAGACAGAAGATTAGCTTTGTTTGCCATAATCCTGACTATATACCTTACATCAAAGGGGAAGCTGATTTGGTTTATAAGAAAGGTAAGTTTTACCTTTTCCAAACCGTTGATGTTCCCGAAGAGGATGTTGAGGATGTGGAAGAGTTTGTTGGTTGCGACTTCGGCTTGACTGATATAGTTGTAACTTCTGACGGCGTTAAGCATTCTGCTGATGGGCTTAATGAATACCGTGAACATCGGCAAAAGGTTCGGAGTTCTATTCAAGCAAAGGCAGACACTTTTAAACGCTCCACAAGGAGGAATTGTAGAAGATTGTCTAAACGGCTTCAAGGCAAAGAAAGAACTCACTCCCAAATTGTTAATCATACTATTGCAAAATCTATTATTCTTTCTGCCAAAGAAAGTGGTAAAGGTGTTGCTATTGAGGATTTGACCAACATTAGGTTTACTTCTAAACGTAGAAACAAAAAGTTCAGAACAAAACTTGGTAAATGGTCTTTCGGACAACTTCGTTCCTTTTTGGAATATAAAGGATTGCTCTATGGCGTTCCTGTTGTGGTTGTTGACCCTCGATATACAAGTCAAACTTGTAATGTGTGTAAACATCTTGGGAAACGAACCAATAAGCACTTTAAGTGCAACAACTGCGGTAACGATATGGATGCAGATGTTAACGCATCGCTGAATATCGCTACGCTTGGACGTGCAGTAAATCACGTTGAAAAATCGAATGATATTTGTTGCTCTATCGCTCACGTTTATTCAGGTTTAAAGCCCACCCCATCGCTTTGCGTGGGTGGGTAGTTTACTATTTACGGTTTCTAAAGGTTTCTTTATTGACATATTGTGCTTGTGCTCTTGGATCTCCTGTAGCCACAAATATATCATTGATGATAGTCTTTATAATCTGTTCTGTTGAATTGTCAGGTAGGTTTACGGCAATTTCTGTTTCTATATCGTCTTGCTCTGAAAATAGGCCAAACGTAGGTTTTTTAACATAAAACCCCCGAACGTGTGTAGGCATTCCCGGAGATACTATTCTCATTAAAGTATCATAAAGATAAACGATAGGATATTCTGGTGCTGCTTTGGTATCAGGATCTATTTCCTGAATTTCATTTTGCCCATGTCTGATAAGACTTGTTTCGCGAACCTTAACATCGGCATCTATAACCTTTACGCTCATCAGGTGCAGATAGTCATTAGGAAGCACTACAGCGACGAACTCCTCATCGTTAGGGTCTATTACCACAGGAATTTTAAATGGCTTATACAGCGCTAATAAATCGTCTCGTGTCTCTTGGGTATTTTCCACATATTTAACCGTTTCACCGATAAAGTCATAAGTGGCAGTAACCAATTTCTTCATAACGTAAGAAACATCGAAAAAATCAGATCCCATTTTGTCGGAACCCTCGATTACTTTATCGTAAAGATGTTTAACTGTATAAGCCATTTGAAATTATTTTATTTTTCTGTACAACTGTGTTAAAGCCTCTGTTTTAACCTCTGGATGATTTGTAAAAAATACAGTTACAGTTTCTTGGCTTGTACCTACCGGAACGCCACCAATCTTATAAACGCCATTTACAAATTCCAATACTTTTAAACGAACCATTTCCTTGAATTCGTAAGTGTCCTGAGCATCATTCATTTTGCTCATAATATCATTGATGGCTCTTGCATTTTCTATGCTTTTTCTGGCATAACTTTTAAGCCTTGAACGTAATGCTTTTTTCTCAGCATCACTATCATCCTGATATCTTGCTTCTATATAACTAAGGCCTGCTTGTGCCATAATATATCTCAATTTTGTAAGTCCTACGGCTTTACTTCCACCATCAAGACTCAATAAGCCTACAAGCTTGTCTATATAGTCTTCCTCATCTATTTTGTCAGCTTCCTCGAAGTCCAGGTTAACCAATGTGATTTTGTCTGAAATCTTTTTCTTTAAGATTTGAGGATCTAAATCTTTTACATTCATCACTGTAACTTCAGGATGGCATATAAGCCACGAAATAAGAAGTCTGTCGTTTTCAGATTCATCAGGGTTTAAAACCTTAACGATTCTGTCAATCATATAACCTGTCAAGGCCCTACGGTCAACGTCTCTCAAATAAGTCTGTTCCCCGGTAAAAGGATTTGAATATACAGGCAACTGATAACCTCCAAAGGCTGTTACACCCTGACTGTTGTCAACCCTATAAACCAATCTCCATTGTCCTTTAATCTGAACATTGTGCCATACTTTTGGCTTTCTTTCTGCTAATAATTCTGGTTCTTCCATTTGTTTTCTGATTTTGTTTTTAAAAAAGAGATTCGGGGGATATAGAAATACCCCCCTTGTCTCCAATTGGTTAGTAATGCCAAGTAACCGCTTTTTGTGATGCTACAGCTTCACCTGATAAGGCTCCACCTGCAAACTTAGCGCTGGCTTTGATAATACCACAACTTTCTGTTGAGTAGATGATAGGTAAGATTTCGCTTAACAAATCAAATCGACCACCATCAAATCCACTGAACGCTACTGGCGAACCATCACGTTTTGGATCCAATGAATGCATTCCATCAATGTATTTAGCTCTAAGCTCTCTTCCTGAACGTGCTAACAAGTCAATGTTAGAAACACCGTTCACCATAGTGGCGTTAAGCACATACATATTTCCTGTTCCGATGATACCACCATTTTGAGGTGCAAATGCTGGATGGTTAGACAATTCATCTTCAATGAAGATAATACTGTTTTCCAAGTAGTAGTACTGATCCACAGTAAATCCAACTTTGTTTTTCTCTCCTGTTCTTACGTTATAAACAACATTGCTGTTATTTAAAGTAGTAACGGCTGCATCGGCAGAAACACCAATTAACAGTTTTAAGGCAGTATCAATAACCATATGCGCTAACTTGTCTCCAAGTATAACGAAAGTGTTACCTGTACTTCCATTTGGTGAGCGTTGTGCCAAAATGGTCATAAACAATTGCAGTTTCTCAATTGGGAAAGCAGCATTTGGATCATAACTGATAGTGAAGGAGTCTTCCAACTGTGGAATCCAACCATCACCAATAACAGGCGCAACAATACCCATAGCGGCAGTAAAGCCATCAAGGGTTAACAAGTTGGTACCGTAATTTTCGTACCAAGCATGAGAAGAAGGATCCATAGACATTCTTGAATGACGAGCACCCATTTCCATATCCATGGCGTGTTTCTCTCTTAAATCCATAACAGCTTCGTATTCCCACATGGAAGCACGAGTTTCGTCATTATAGATTACAGCAACTTTTTGGCTTAAAGCCGAACCGGTCATAGTTAAGGTAGCACGAGAAATGAAAGAATAGTTAATTCTCCATTTAGTTCTGCGCTCTCTTTGATAACCTCTCTCGGATCCTTCACCAAATCTATTACCAGCTTCAGCAAGTAATTCTCCGGCAGCTACGTGAGCTTCAACGAACAATCCTGATTTACCGTTAACTTTTCCATACACAATGTAGTGGGTTCCGTTAGTGGCTTTTACAGGTTTACCCATAACGATAATGTTGGTTCCGCTATACGCACCTAAAGCGATAACATCGCCTTCGTTGTATTTGTCACCAAAAATATTGTTTGCAGGATCATGTGTAACACCAATCGCAACATAAACATTGTGAGAAATGTCAGCAGCTACAGCTACACCAGTACCATAAACAACTGCACCAACCTGGTCAGTTAAATCATTTCCTGTGATAGCTTGTACTTCAGCCGCATTGTCAGCAAATGCGGTTTTTCCATACGCATAGGATGGAATAAACAACGAACCCTTGTACGAAATACGAAACGCATTATCGTGAATTGTGTTGTTGGCCTTCATTACTTTGCCCGCTTGAGCACCCATATTCACACGACCTGTTGCATAAAGCCAGGATATGAATTTGTTTTTTGAAGCGAATAAGTCAAAGGACTTGTTTTTAATGGCCATGTGTTTAGCCATATTCACTGTAAGAGATTTCTCCTCTGTGTGAATCTGTGGGTTGAACCTTTCGGTAATCCCTCTTAATAATGTTCCCATTTTAAAGTTGTTTTTTTGAAATTAATAATTTGGTTTTAAAATGGTTAATCCTTAATGACTTTGTCTTCAAGGATGGCTCCTGATATATTACACCATTGCACTTTTACATACGTTTGAACCACTGACTTTGTCTGTGATTATTTTGCAAATTTCTGTAAAAATGAAAGTTCTTCCTCATTGCCGCCTTTGCTTATGTCGTTAGCAGGCTTGCCGGTTTGTTCTGAACTTGACATTCCGAACTCTTTTAGAGTGTTCTTTACCCCGGCGTTAAAATCAGGCTTAGCCAAATTCTTAGAGATAACATCCCTATATCTTTTGAATAGCGCGAATTCTACGGCATCTTTTGGATTGGCTTTTAGGTGTTCTATATGCTTATTCTTGCTGACTTCTTTATAGATGTCGAGCAAATCTTCTTTTGTGGGCTGGATATTGAAAAACTTTCCTTGTTTGAATATTTCATTGATACCAGCCTGCAAATCTTCTTTATATTTTTGTTCTTTTTGTTGTGCGGAAAGCTGTTTTGAACTGTCATACTGGTTCACTATAGCTTCTTTTTTCTCAAGGTGCATAGATAGGTTATCCCTGATTGCTTTTGCAGCGTAAGAAATCATTCCGCTATCCTCAAGTAATGCAACCTCAGCTTTGATACGTTCTATCACATCTTCATCAGCAAGATTTTCATTATTATTGATTGCGGTGATTTTCTTGTCTTCAAGAATAAGCGCGCTGTCATCATATTTTTTCGTATCAAGTAGATCTCTAAAATAATTGATATAACGTCTTTCCTGTTCTATCTGTAATTCTTCACCTCTTTTGTCTTCAGTTTTCAAAGACTCTTTCAATTTGACCATTGATTCAAAATCGGTACCAAGCTTTGCGTTAAGCTCTGCCAGTTCCGCTTTCTCTTCCTCTGCCATAGTATCATCAAATTTGAAAGCTTCAACGCTTCCCTGATCATCTTCTTGATCCTCTGTAGTTTTTCCATCTGTACCACCTTTAGGCTCATCTGTTGTAATATCCATTACCTGATTGAAAGGTACAGGTGATTCAAATTCCTCCATAAAGGATTTTTCATTGGCTATTTCATCTTGCTCGAAGAAGTTATCTTCCAATTCCATGTTGTTAATGTCTCCAGTCATAATAAAAAGTTTTTCTGATTTTTAAATTATATTCACAAATGTAATAAATTATTTACTATCGGTTTTTGGTGCCGGTTTATCCTTTTTCAAAGAGTCCTTTTCAATCTTTAAACGCTCATTGGAAAGTTTGGCTGCAGCAATAAGTTCCTCAGTACTTCTCTGTTCGTGCTCATTGAAAGTTTTGTTATCAGCATAGATTTTAGCCACCTCGATATTGTTAATATTTTTAGCTTTATCTCTGGCATCAATACGATCTTCTTTAGCCATTTCGTGAGCTTGTTTAGCCTCTTCAGCAGCTTGAGCAGCTTTGGCATTTTCTGCCTGTAAAGCCTGAAATGCTGTTAAGCTCTTTTCAAGAATAGCTTTACTCTCTGTAGCGCTGTCTGTCTGAAGCACGTTTATAAGGTCAAGGATAAGTTCTTTTTCAGTGGCATTGCCAAGAGCCTGTTGCGCCGCCATATCGATAATCTCTTTATCTTTTTTGTTTTTAAACCTGTCAGCAAAATAGATACCCAGATCTGAATTGAAATAATCCTGGAATATGGTAAGGAATTTTGTCTTGAGATCGCCAAAGATATGTTGGAATACTTGTCCTTTCTTGTAAACAGTCTTACTTTTCATAAGTACTTTATCCAATAAAGCCTGAACGAATTCATCAAAAGGACTGAAATATACTTCTGTACGCGCATTAGAGGCTGTTACAGCGCGATCTGTTCCTGATGCGGTCTGATACTGCCCAACTTCTCCTGTACGCTCTTTAGAGAGTCCTACAAACTTTCTTCCGAGATCTTCGATAAGCATAAGCCCATTGATAATATCTTGAGTCTGTCCTCTGTTGGATAAGTCAAGTGCCGTAAATTGGTTAAAGGCTGCCCTTGAACCAACTTTATCTTTAGAGTTCAGCAATATGATTTTGTCTTTTTTGATGTGGTGCAATACCCTGTTTACGGCATTCTTCCCATGTTCATCCAAGAACTGTTTTGGTATTTGTGCCGTATCGTAAACAAGTACTCTTCCATCATTGGCTTTCATAGACAGCCTAAGCTCAAATAAGAGGTCTGAAGCCATTTTCTGCAACGGCTCTATCTTTGCTACCACTGAACGTATTTCACTTGAATACATCGTGTTTCTGCCTATAAGGGCAATTACAGGAAGCGATACTTTCTTTTTGTTGTCGATATAGCTTAAACGCTCTTTGCTTTCACCCCATCTCAACACGATTTCAGGTCCTATCATTTCAATTTCCCGAACTACCTCAATGGTAACTTTTTTTACATCATCACCCTTACGCTCTTTATAGTCGGGTTTAAGGATTTTAAAGATTTCCTCACCTGTATGTTGATTGGTAAATACCTTTGCCCGGATAGTCTTTCTGGACTTCCATTTCATCACCATCACACGTAAACGATTTTTGGCATTTGAATCATACCAGTTGCGATATGAAATACCATTTGAGCAGTTATTGTAGCCTTGTGAATCTACACCATTTCTTGAACCAAAACTAAAAGGCTCGTCAAGAAGCCTGCCTGTTTCCATTTTGGCAAACAAAGCATCTATCTTCTCAATCTGTTCTTTGTCGAGTTCGTATTTATTAAGGATTTCATTTTTGGTATGGAAAGGGAAAGCAGCAAAAATATTTATGTCAGTTTGAATCTCTTCGTCAGGATTAATGTCAATATAACATTCGTCATATTTGGCTCGTTTGATTGTAGGGTGCCCATCTTTCTCATCTATCCAGGCTATAGACTGTTCACCAATAAGGAAGTCTAACAATAGCGCTTTAAGCTTTCTCTTTTCTTTATTGGCCTCAAGTACCTGTTCTACGATATCCTCTCCCAACTCCTCTGAATTGGTCTTATAATCTTTGGCGAAAAATTCTTCTACATCGTCAGGAAGGTCAATTTCCGGATCTTCTGTTTCTGGAACAAAGCCAAGCTCGTTTTCCATCTTAGCATTCAGCTCCCTGAATATCTCTTCCGAGATATACTTGATTTTCTCGTCAAGCTTTGAGTTGATAGCATCTTTGTTTATAGAATATAACTTCTTCTTTACTGGTGCCAAAAAATACTCTGAGGCAAGCTGGTCAACGATCATTTCGCATAGCGGATAAATCATATATTCCACACCAAGTTCAAAGCCGTATTGTTTGGTCATTGAGTCATTGGCTTTCTGTTCTTTCGGACTTAGCTCACATGAATACCGGCGGTAGTATTTAGCAATATTTTCGTTGCGAAAAACAGAAGTATCGTTTCCGATATATTCGATCATTCGATTTGCATGATCTAAATAGACTTTCTTTGTCCATTTGCTTTCAGGCAAATTCTGATTAGGCAATTCAAACTGTTGGTAGTTCATTTCTTTGGCATTTAGTTATTGACGCGTCTATCGATTTCCTCTCTGACCTGTTTTACAAATGGATCTTCGTCATCCATACTCTGAAGCTCTTGTGCTTCTCGTTGCTGTTCTTTTAGTTTTTGCTTTTTTATCGCCACTAAGTTAAGATATTTTTCTCTTTCACTTCCTTCAAGATGTAGACGTGGATCAAAGGTTTCCATATCATCATTTCTTTGAGTGTTTCCGTAGGATTCTATGCGTAATTCACCGTTGTTGTCAATATAGGTATATTCCAAATCCATAAGGATATCTGTGGCATCATAAACCTCTATGTCGTCCGAAATTTCGTCGAACATATCTAATTTTGTTATCAAGCACATTCCTAAAGCCATTGCAATATCTGTATTGCCATCGCCATATTCTATTAAGTCCAGTAAAATTAAATCGAGCCATATATTTATCGCATTATGGTTAGTTTCATGTTTAAGCAGTCTTGTGATAATACCTTTCATTTCTCCTTTCACGTGCACGCCATAAGTCTGTCTTCCCTTATTGGCAATAGCCTCATTTCTAAGGATTGGTTTTAAGGTCAAATGCCTTTGGGCACCGCAATCCTCAAAGTAATTGATAATCATAATTTTTGAGTACTCCACCAATGTCCTCATTTTGTACATCACACAAAGTTTCAAAGAATTGCTGTAGAACGTATCATCTGATGAAGAGTCTCCGCGCTCATATACCATTGCCACAGGCATATTGTAATCTTTGGTCATTCCGTTGAAAACCCTATAGGCCATTGTACATCCAAGAGATCCTGTATTTTCAGGTACTACCTCGTCATAACTGTCAGTTCCTCCAATATCCGCATCGTAAGGCATTCCCGGTTCATTTACAGGATCCGCAATAATATATACCGTTCCAAGCTCGTCTTCCTCAAATCTTATTTTACTGTTATTGGCAATATGTATTTTATCGCGTTCCTTTTGTGTCTGGCATCTTGCCAACTGCATTTCTAATACCGGTTCATATACCCATTCCAACCTTCCCTTTTTAGGCGTATAGGCTTTCTCGCCATCATACACCCTTTGTAGCTGACCGTTTAAGATTATACGGTTAAGTTTACCTCCCGAGGTTTTTAAAAACAGATGCGCTTCCTCTGTTGGTCGTGATTGTATTTCTTTGATATATCCATCACGAGATTTACTTGCTTTTCGTCTGCGCTCAAGGATATGTTTTAATGCTTCAATTTCATTGGTTCTTCCGGTGATAGGATCAAAAAAGTTAATACCAATTTCCATTTCATCTTCTTCGTCTGTTTCATCATTGCCAGGATAATACATATAGGCAGGAATGAACAGCTTTTTCATATTGTAGGAATCAGGGCTGTCATAGATAATCTTCATATCCCGAGAACCTTTGTCAACCTCACCGCCTGTTTGTTTAGTCACAAAACCATTAGACAAATAGGTATTAGAATGACCTGTGTGCATATTATAGATATCTTGTTCACCTATAAATTCCACTTTGGTCACCCTTTCACTTCTTAATTCCTGTAAATCTTTTTTACCTACAAAAAATTGTCCTTTCTCATTTTTAGGGTTTAACTCAAAATCACAAAGATTTGATTTTATGGTATTGCCATTCTTTTGAATAGTCAATATTTTATCTAAAGCAATTTGCTTCTCCTTGCAAATGAATTTAATCTCTTTCTGAAATTTTAAAACATCCTGATGTCTGTTTACATAAAGTCTGTAGATATATTCTCTTTGACCTTCATACCCTTTTGAAGGAAGTGTATTTCTTTTTTCTTGAGATAAAGTGCTTCCAATTCCAAGTTTCAACAACTGATATTTCACATCTGTAAGTAACTCTTCTGAAATAGATGTTAAGACTACTCGTATGGTATTCTTTTTCTTATTGAAGCTTACGTTACCATCAGCATCATAATACCCCCCTAAAAGCTCTGTTACAGCTTTTTTATTAAACGTATGAATATCATTTGGCAATGTTTTTTGAAGTTTTGTCTGACGGAAAATACCATGTTTCTCTAAAAGACCACTTACACCATTAATACCTATACGTTCATACAGATCTCCTGCCTTCATTATATGGGAACTATAAACTTTACAGGTATATCTTTTTTTGACATATTCAGAAATCTCTTTTCTATCAGAACTTAATTCCACACTATTTTTATAACTGCCATCACCTATCAAAAGTCCAAGTAGTCGTGCATCTTTAACGCTTTTATTTCCAAAAACAGGTACTTCATTCAAAACCATTAACTGGTCACCTACCCGAATATCTTTTGCTAATTGAAAAGTGACTTTCTTTTTATTATAGCTTCCCCTGTAATCTCTATGGCTCCAAAGCAAAGGATGGTCATCACTGCATTCTATAAAATTGTTTCCAGTAGTTTCTATCCTGTAACAAGGTTTCTTTGCTGGAGGTTTCATCCATACAATATCCTCTTTATAAAAACCATTTCCATCATAACCTAAAATACCGTCTTCCTGTTTTAGGTCTTCAATATTCACAAGCTCTCCTAAATTATTCCATACTTTGGTTCCGGCACATACACAGCCATATAGCATAGGCACTCCAAACTGTGTTCCTCCTTCCATAAAGCAAGGTTCCGATGCTTTGTATGATTTAATGAGGTTATCTTGCAGTCCTATCTCTTCAAAGATGAAAAACGAATAGGAACCACCCTCAAATGCTGATGGATCGCTAAAGAATGTCTTTACCGTAAGCATAGAACCAATACCTTCCTCTTTCTGAACCTTATTCTCGTTTACCTTATAACAAAGTTTAAGCTCTGTTTTGTTTTTGCGATAGGAAACCTTATACTCTTCTCTTAAATTTTCAAGAGATTTCTGTACTTTCTTGAATAAGTCAATGGCTTTATCCTCTTTTCCTGCACCAATAGCGGTTTCGTTGTCCAAAAAGAACAATAAGTTCCATAAAGTCATACAATCGCCTATATAACTCAATCCCATACGCCTTGCTTTCCCGATTATTAGTCCGTAACCCAAGAATCCCGCCTTTTCGATCTCCAAAAACAGTAAATGGTCAAGTACGCGATAAAAAGGATATCCCAATTGCTTCTTTGCGGCACCAACCTTTAACATCATTATCTGAAGCATATTCAGATAGAAGTAATGTGGTCCGGTTATACGAGGATACTGTACGCCATCTACGACAGGCGCATAGCCTTCCAAGCATCTTTTGTCCTGTTCATCCCAAAAGTCGTCATACGCAAGCGTACCGCGTTCCAGATAGGGTACTTCATTGTAAGCAAGTGGTGAATAGTGTTTGGAATCAAAACCTTCAATTACGGGTATCTCAAATTCAAAGTAGTTGGATTTTCCTTTACCATTATAGCGAGCTCCCCTAACATCGTGATTGTTGTTAAGGACTGTGTACTTACTGAACCTCTCTTCGGCTTTAGATTTCTTCATATAGATTTTAAATAAGGGGCTACCCTAAGATAACCCCCATTAAATTGGACAAAGTAAAAAGTCAGAAAAAACCGTTATCCAAAATTTTATCTCCCTTTGTAATAAAAGGAATTCTTATCCAGCTGTTTCTCTTCAAGCCTGGTTAATTTATAGCCGTTTCTGACAGGGCCATCTGCATAAATGTCATTACTATCGTTCTCTTTCTTAAAGTTGTCCACAAAGGATTTAATCACATTAAGCTGCTTAAACAAGTCAACCATTTTTTCCTCGTCACGCTTTCTGTAATCATCCTCTTTTGTGCGGTTCTCAGGGCCTATAACATAAATGTTGGCTTTCCGAATTACTGACTGCTTTTCCTTTTCAGAAAATGTCTGCCAATCCAAATCACCAACCAGTTTTTTGATTTCCCGGTACTCACCGATCAAATCTTCTATGTTATCCATTGTAGCCTCTTCTGTAGGCACAAAAGAATTCTTCTCTTTCTGTGAAGTAATTTCTTTCATCTTCTCACGAAGCATAAAATCCAAAGACACCTTTTCCTCAACCACCGGATTGTACTGAAGCTCTTTGTATTTTACAAGTGCCAACTGAATAAGTTCCTGATCCCATACGAAAGCACGCCTGTTTCCCCTTGTAGCCTGCTCCATCGCCTTAAAAGGTCTGTCATTGATATGATAGTGTCTTATAGGCGTAAGGTAATCTGCTGTAAGCGCTATTGCCGTAAAACATTGTATGCCCAAATCAGGATTGTTTATCACATCACGAAATTCACCGATTGCCATCACGCCATCATTCTCTCCTGTGATTCTTACAAGCCCGGTTATTGGATCAAGTTCCGTTAGGTACATACTATTTCTTTACGGTTTTACGCTTGTTTTGGCTCTCAAGTGTGTTAAGTTGCTTTACAGCTTTCTGTGTAAGCGCATCAGTGTTTGTCTCTTTTTTCAAAGGACTCTCCTGCTTGTCAACTTTAATCAGCTTTTTCTCTGAAGCTTTCTCACCCTCACGCATCTTAAACTCCGATTCTGTCATCTTTATGGTAGGATTCTCTTTTAAGATCTTCTCAAGATGATTAAATAGCTGGTTCGGACTCATAGGCATCCCAAAGTCATCTTTAAGGCGCTTACCCAATTCATTTAGAATTTCGTGCTGCTTTTTGTCAATAGGCGTGATAACCTTAAACAACCCTTCCAATAACTCATCCTTCTTGCCCTTTGAAATACCTCCAAAACCGTGACACCTGTTTATGGTCATTCCGACATTCTCTATCTCCTGAACCATCTTTCCCAATAACTCAAGGTAAACCGTAAGCTTGGAAGTTTCTATAAATTCTAATTTCTTTGCCATAATTACAGTATTGCCCATTTTTGAATTAACTTCCCATCCTGATCATAAGATGGTTCCCCAAATTCATCCACTGAAGGTCGCATTTCCAACTTAGAACCAGGAATAAAACATACCGTAGAATCACTCTTCTGACCTATAGCCTCTTTTACACACACCAATACTCCCGAATTTGGAATCTCCATTGCCGTAGTTACGTGTTCCCAACCCAAAAAGTCATTGTAAGTTTTAGAAATCAATCGCCATACATTCCTTCCATTGCCATAAGTCTCAGTCTTGCTTGAATTATCCAACCGTTGTTGCTCCTTCTCAGCTTCCTCCTTATGAAACTGCTCTAATTCCTCCATAGAAAACTCTAATGGCGGTGCATTCACCTCTCCTTCATCTTCCACATCACCAAAGCGTGCCTGTGAATCAACCTTTACCCCCAACGTAGCATCAGGTATCCTGTTACTCTTCTTCTTTGGAACCCTCTTTCTCAAAGGCTCATGTCTTGAATCTTGCATTTTTCTGATTTTTAAGATTATTAATACCACAAATCTAACAAATATTTATCAAAAAAAACTCCCGCCCAAGGTAGTGGACGGAAGCTTTTAAATATTAACCAAAACATATGTAAATAAGGTTAAACTAAACCCCACGAATAGTCACCAACCAAGAAATCCCTGCGTATCAAGGCAAGGATTTCAGCACTGTCTTCCCAAAAAAGACCTTATGTATCTTATTTATCATACAACAAATGTAAAACATATTTCCCAATAAAACAATAACCCGCCCAAAATCAGAGACTAAGGACAGGTTAAAGATTAATTAAAAACAGTTACAAGGCAAATGTAACACTTTTTTTTTATTCCTCATCTACCAACCCCGGAGGAACCACAGGCCGAACATTTTCCACCCCCTCTTCCATATCTAATCCATTTAAAGTTATTACCCAAAGATAATACTTTCTCTTTAAACCCCTACACTCAATATAAACCCTTTTAAGACACTATCTCTGTCCTTTACCTCCTTTCCCTTTCCATCCCGCACAATAGTCCTATAAAAGCCTTATATACAGTAGTAGGCATAACACATATATCAAAAAAATATTTTTAGTGTCGGAAATCAGTCAGGCGGAACAGTATTGATTTTTGGCCGGTGCCTTATCTCATTTTTGGGATAGGGGGTGGCCTTAAAAGAAATACAAAAAGAGAGTCTTTAACAATTAAATTAAACAAGATGAAAGCAAGTAAAGCGAAAGCAACACCAGCAAGTAAGTCATTACGTCAATCAAGTAATGATATCTCCTACAAATTAGTAGGATTAACAATCAAGGCATTAGATGGCCTAAAAGAAATCAGCATCGGTGCTTATGAAGGCACAGGCAGAGCTATTAAAGATTACCAATCCACTAATTCTAAAATGTAATGAACTACGAATCATCATTCAGCATCAGTCTTATCCAAATGGATATACAGACAACCAAGTTGGCAATACACAACTTAAAACTACAATCAGGTAGACCTGAAGACTTAGCAATGCAATATGACTATCTCACACACAAGCTATCAGAGCTTGAAGCAGAAATAGCCATATTAAATTAAACGGCTAAAAGCGTGGCCGAAACACGCTCAACTTAAATCTATATACAAATGAAAACAATTAAATCATACTTAGTAACAGCGATGCTTGTCATCGTAATCACAGTTGAAGCCATAGCTCTTGGCTATATGATCTATTTAATAGTAACCAATTAATCTATATACAAATGAAAGCAACAATCGCAACAGAGGTAAACAAGAACTATTCTTGGGCTAACGAACTACGTAAAATAAGAGACAATCAATTCAAAGTCTATGAAGATGCACTGCCATCAATAACAAGACAGCTGAACAGCATCTACAGACGTAATCAATACCTGCTCGCAAGAGCATACAAATAAACTAAAGGACTATGTCAGGAGCGAAGCCTGAGTAGTCCACTAACCAGCACGAAGTCCTGTGCGCTAAATATAGGCATACATTCAAAATGAAAGCAACAATCGTTACTTCCGCAAACAACTATTCAGTATCATTATCTAATGGCCAAACAGGATTACATCCTCAGCCTAAATCAGAAATCAGCAAAGAGAAATACCAACGACTGTTGGTAAAGAACTACGGCTATGATTTCTTAATAGATAAAATAGACCAGGCATTAAATGTAATCGAAGACGATTTCGATCCAAACATCACCAATCCTATCACAGGTGAAGTAACTGAACCTGCAGTTAAACAGGAGTTTAAACAAGAACCATTTATTAATCCATTAAAACAAGACACAATGGAAACACCAAAAGAAGCGCCTAAAGCGCCGAAGGCTAAGAAAGTCAAACAACCAGCTATTCAAGCTGAAGTCATCAATGACAAACCTAAACAAGGTGTCATTATGAAAACAAGAGGCATATCTGCAAGACTTGCCGAATCAGGAATCCGTGGCGTAGGCGTAGCCGGCTGTACAGTTCTATATGGAATTGCAGACTTAGCCACATTAAGTGGAGACCTATGGGCTCAAGGTGCAGCCGCAGCTATCAAGCCGTTAGGCAATCACCCTGATGCAACACGCTCTGAAATTGCTGACAGTATTAAACTGACTGCAAACAAAACATTGGCCACTGTCTATACAGTACCATTGGTAGCTTATGCAGCCATTACAAAGCCAAAGGCTATTGTAGATAAGGCTGTTAATAACCAACCTAAAGTTGCCACAGTATAATGGCACGTAGGAACTACAAAGACATAATGCATTTGGCTGTAAAACCGAGTGCATTATTTCAAATGGAAGAGCAGCCAGTAAAACCATTGGATGAAGGATATGTTACTCGCGGAGCACTGATGTTCGGAGGTATGGCTATATTAGGAACTATGGCTGCTGGTGCAGCTGTAGGCACATACATATTCTTCGGAGTAGTAACTCTCGGAGGTATCATAGCCATTGTTGAATCCAATCCCTGGCTCAAGAGATTGGCAACTAAAGGATCCCTGCTGATAGACATAGGTCTGTTCGGCTTCACTATCTATGCCAGTGCGGCATTAGGAGTAACTGTAGCTGCTGCATTTACAGTAGCTGGACTTGGATGGACTCTTGTCTATGCAAGGTATCTTCGTAGAAATGAAATGAAAGAACTAATGCAAAACATTAAAGATGAAAGTAATTTGTAAATTAGTTAGCGTTGATTATTCCGCTAACACAGGTAAATTCTATACTCGTAAAGAGAATGAAACTAAATGGACAGTAGTAACTGTTAACATTGATCCATTACTTATGTACCGTATTCTGCATCGTAAAGATGATAAGAAACTATTGGTACATCAGAATTATGTGAACCACGAGTTCACTTCCGAAATTGATTCTCCATCATATAGAGCCAATCCGTTTATCCTTAAACGATTTGTGCCAGTGGAAGGCAGTGATATTCCGGAACACTACACATTGGATGTAGTTGACCACTTCACCATTAATCTGCGAGAGCGTATTAATATGAAAATGGTGGACTACGAATCTGTAAGCCATCTGCTTGGTAAGTATGTCAGAGAAGCTGTCTATGAGGTTAAAGCTATGGCTGATCCATCTAAACGACAGTTTGTTCCAGCCAAACTTACAACGGCTGTAATCCGTTAAAAAGCAAGTGGCCTATTGTCACCATCATCATATACTTCACCGGCATCAACAGACTGATGGCGGGCTTTAGTGTATTGCTCATCGGCATATACAGGCTTATAGGATGATGGGCTGTTAAGCTTGTGGGCGTGTTGGATGTTTACCACGTAGATAGATTTCTGATCTGTCTCCAATAGCAACCGATACCTCACAAG